GACGCACACGACATCATCACTATAAACCGTGCATACAACGAAATTAGCACTGATGTTGCAGACATCATTAACTACCACGCATCACCAGTAACGGTAATCGTGGGTGCTAAAGCCTCTAACTTAGAAAAGGGCGCAAAGAAGGTTTGGGGCGGTCTTCCAAAAGACGCCCAAGTCTTCAACTTAGAAGGCGGTGCTCAAGGTATAGACGGAGCCTTGAAGTATCTTGAACTTCTAAAAAGATCTATGCATGAACTTATGAACATTCCAGAAACTGCGCTTGGACAAGTTCAGCCCATTTCAAATACTTCTGGTGTAGCACTTTCTATTCAGTATCAACCATTAATGAATCGTTATTCACAGAAGGTAGCCCAATACGGAAAGGGCTTAGAAAATATAAATGCGTTAGTAATAAAGACTCTTGCAGTAAAAGAACCACAAACATTTATTTATAATCCAGATGTAGATGGACCAATTAAAGAGGGTCAATATCCACAACTAGACCCAAATGATTCAGTTACTTATATTAACTATGCACAATTTCCACAACCTTTACCACTTGATAAATTGATCGTGCTCAACGAGATCCAGACCAAGTTGGGTATGGGATTAGAGTCCAAAGAGGGTGCATTGCGTCAACTTGGCGAAGAATTTCCAGAAGAAAAATTGCTTGAAATTCGTGAGGAACTCATGGCCGATGCCCAGGCTGATGGCGCTCTACAACTTGTTAAGATTCAAATTCAAAAACAGATTATGGATATGACAGGCATGATGCCTGGTCCTGATGGTAGTAGTGCAATTCCAATGCAACCAACAGTCTTGGGAGATGGGGATGTAATGGGAGATGGAATGGAAGGCCCACAAGACCCAGATAATCCAATGAACCCTGCAAGTCAAGAGGCTAAAGGCATGGAAGTTCAAGCCGAAGCAGAGATTAGAAACAAACTCGTCACTGATGCCTATGGAACAAAAATTCCACAAAGAAGGACAGTAGACAGAGATTAATTAGAATTCTGATATAAAATTCAGAGTACAGCGAGACATACTTACTTTAATAGAGTGAAGTTGTATCGTTATAAATTAACGTGATACGCCGCAAGGCATTCGGACAATGACCCAAGAAATATAGGTGATTACTATGGAAAATGCAACACAAGATATGCAAGTAATGCAAGAAATTGCTGTTGCGGAAGCAGCAGCCGTAGTAGAAGCGAGTGGTGAGACCTCAGTGTACACAGTCGACGATCTTGCAAAAGCACGAGAGCAAGAGAAGTCTAAGTTGTACCCACAACTTGAAAAGATGAGAGAAGAACTTTCATCTCTACGAAAAGAAAAAGAAGAAGAAGCAGCACGTAGAGTTCAACTCGAATCAGCAAAACAAGTAGAAGAGTTGGCTATACAAAAAGCAAAGGAAGAAGAAGAACTTTCTTTTAAAGATCTCCTAAAAAAGAAGGAGCAAGAATTTCAGTCTCAAATAGAGGCTGAGCGTCTTGAAAGAGAACGTGCTTTTGCTCTTCTAGATCAGGAACGTAAGTTCCAAGAAGTAACAAACTATCGTTCATCACGGATCGAACAAGAACGGGACAATATTGTTCCTGAATTAATTGATTTAGTTGATGGTAACAATTCCGATGAGATTGAACAGAGCATCGCAATGTTGAAAGAAAAATCTGTTCGAATTTTGTCATCCGCCCAACAGGCAATGCAAAATGCAAGACAACAAATGGCAGGAACTAGGATTACTAATCCTGCCGCAGGACCCCTCGATAATGACTCGGACCAAAAAACGTACTCACCTGATTCGATCAGGGAAATGTCATTGGCGGATTATGCGAAACAAAGAGCCAAATTACTTGGCGCTGCAGCAAGCAATCGTGGTCAGGGACTGTTCGGTTAATCCCAAACAACTACTAGGAAAGGACTTGACCTAAATGGCAAGTGCAATTACAGGTACAGGCTCTCTCGCAGGAAGCCCAACCGCTTATTCAGGCAGCAACAGCAGCCTGAACCAAGCAATTCAAACAATCTGGTCGAAAGAAATTTTGTTCCAGGCAATGCCAATTCTTCGTTTCGAACAATTCGCAGTTAAGAAGACTGAACTAGGTGTAGCACCTGGTCTTCGTGTGAACTTCCTTCGTTACAAGAACTTCGCAATTGATCCAACTCCTCTTACAGAAGGCGTTCGTATGACAACAAACGCACTTACTGCAGAGCAAATCGCAATTACAGTTGCAGAGCACGGTTATGCCGTTGCTGTTTCTGAATTGCTTCTTAATGCATCATTTGATGATGTAATGGCTTCGGCATCTCGTCTTCTAGGTCGCCACATGGCACAGTACCTAGATGTACAAGCACGCAACACTCTCTCTGCTGCAACTTCAGCAGTCTTTGGATACAACCGTTCAGCACTACAAGGTGTTAACGATTGGTACAACGAAGGCACAGCAGCAACAGCAGTTGCAGAACTTGATGGTGGGTTTAACCTATCAACAGGTGCTGTAAAAGATGCCGCTCTTACCCTTGCTGGTAAGAACATCCCTCGTTTAGGCGAGACATACGTAATGTTCGTTCATCCAAAGCAGTCACGAGATATTCGTTCGAACCCAGAGTTCATCGAAGTAACTAAGTACGCTGCTCCAGGTAACTTCATGTTAGGTGAAATCGGACGTCTGTATGACGTAGTATTTATCGAAACCACACAGGTTAGAAAAGTACTTGCTGCAGAAAGTTACGGAAACTACACCGCTAACGTTGGTGCTCCAGCAAATCAGTATGAAGTTCCTGTAAAGGCTAACACAGCCCCAGGACAAGGTGGTAACCCAGTATCTGCAGATTACACAGCAGAAAAAGGTTATTTCACTTCTGAGTCTGGTTGGACTGCAGACATCTATGAAGCAATCATGATTGGTGACAATGCATTTGGTCACGCAATCTCACTCCCTGTTGAACTACGTGATGGTGGCGTTCTTGACTTCGGTCGTGAGCACGCTCTTGCTTGGTACGCAATTTGGGGTCTTGGCGTAATCACAGATCAAGCGATCTGTAAGGTTTACACCAACTAATTGATTTACCCTGATGTCTGGGAGCCATACTCCTTCTTTGGCTCCCAGCCATCAACAACTAACTTAGGAGAATAAATATCGTGGCAAATACACAAACAAGTCCGCTTGATGCAACAGGCAGAGCAGCGGAACAAGCAACAAAAAAGAATGCGTCAGAACTAAAGAAGCGTAAAGAAGAACTTTCTATCGCTACTCAAATTGAGGCGGAGAGTTTGGAAAAGGATGTATTCGATCCTAAAAAACCAGACGTTCCTCTTGTTTTAGATGATATTGAAAATGTCGGAGTATCAACTGCTGGAGACTATGTAGTCATCCGCACAATTACTGACGTTGACGAGATGACCTATGGAGTGGGTAATGTTTACACCTTTAAAGCAGGTGTTAAATATAGAGTTCCATCAAGTCTTGCAAATTATTTAGAACAACTTGGCTATATTTGGCGGCCTAACTAAATTTAGCCCGTCGTTAATAGTCCGACTCTCAACTGGTTCCCGCCCTCCTCCCAGTTGGGAGTTGGACCTTTTTTTGCGCTGAATAAATTCTTAATACACGAGATGATTGGCATAGAATTTTAATGGAGGTTATGTGGCTACGATTGCAAGCCTTGCGGATCGCTTAAGGTCTGAAATTGGGGATACCCCTAAATCTTTTGTCTACACCTTTACTACAGATGGCACTACTAATAGGTTTTTAGTCCCCTATTCTCCTCTTGATGGAGCAAACCTAATAGTAAATAAAAATGGCATCGAGATCTCTGCGGATGTTGAAGTTGAAGAGGCAACTGGCTATCTTGTTTTTGATGATGTACCTGCTAATGGTGACGATATAATTGTTGCTGGAAACTACTTTAGATACTTTACAACAAACGAAGTTCAATCTTACATAAACATAGCGTTTTTAGAACACTCAGCCTTCCACACCGATGCCTATGGTCGCAGTGTTAGTCTGCAGAATATTCCTACACTTGAAGAGTATCCCGTAGTTGTTTACGCATCAACTCTTGCTTTGTATGCTTTAGCAAATGATGCCGCTTTTGATATTAACGTCTTTGCTCCAGATGGGGTGACAATACCACGATCTGAAAGATACCAACAATTGATGCAAATGATTCAAACTAGAAAAGAACAATACAAAGAACTTTGTTCTCAACTTGGTATTGGTATGTTTAAGATTGATGTCTTTAGTTTTCGCAGAATTTCAAAGACTACTAATCACTACGTGCCAATTTTTCAACCACAAGAAATCGACGACCGTTCAGCCGCTACTCGTGTCCACCTGCCTACTCCTACCTACGGCAATGTGGAGACTCCAGTATCAGTTGTTACTCAGGATCTCTTTGTCTATGAGGGAGATGCCTACGAATTTACAATTGTTCTTGACTTTGAGGTAGATACCTATACTGCAAAATCCGAGATTCTTGGCGTAGGAATTCCTGGAGTTATAGCAACTTTTACAATTACATTTCCAAATGTTGGTACAGCAGATGGAGCAGGTCTTCGTACTCTAAAATTAGCACTCACTGGAACACAGACACGTATGTTGCCTAGTACCTCTTATTATGATGTTCAGTTAACTAAAGACGGAGTTACCCACACATACGTTAGAGGAAAGATATTTAAGACTGAAGAGGTAACAGAATGAGTCAGTACGTAAGACCAGGAACTACTGTTCCAATTGTAGTAAATGACGTAATCTTAATAACTACACCCTCTAGTACTCAGGACTTTGGAACAACTAGCGGTACCCTAGAGCCCCAGGCTCTAGCCTACGAACATACCCAAGGAGCAGTTAGTTCCTCTTGGATAATTACTCATAATTTAGGATTTAAACCTAACGTTACAGTTGTAGACTCTGGGGGTACAATATATGAAGGTGAAATAACTTATACTAATTCGAACTCACTTACGGTCTCGTTCTCCCAAGCCTTTTCAGGAAAAGCATATTTATCTTAAGGAGATAATGTAAATGGCCCGTAAGTTTTTAACCCCGATTGATTTAAACAAATTAGAATTACAAAATGCAAGAATACAAAACTTAGCGACCGCTCCAGCATCTCCCGTAGTTGGTCAAGTTTATTTTGACACAGTATTATTATATCTACGTACATGGAATGGCACTGCATGGATTAATGCAAGTCAAGGTTCTCAAGGAACTACTGGAGCACAAGGTACACAAGGTACCCTTGGTGCACAGGGAACTCTTGGAACACAAGGTGCGGTAGGTAGTCAAGGTACTGTTGGTTCACAAGGAGCAGTTGGCTCACAAGGTACAGTAGGTTCCCAAGGAACTGCTGGTGCACAAGGTTTAAACGGTTCTAATGGTGCTCAAGGTACACAAGGTACCTTAGGTGCACAAGGTGCTGTAGGTTCTCAAGGAACTCAGGGAACTCTAGGTTCACAAGGTACTCAAGGAACTTTAGGTTCACAAGGTACACAAGGAACTTTAGGCGCACAAGGTACTCAAGGAACATTAGGTGCTCAAGGTCTTGACGGAACTCAAGGTACTCAAGGTACTGAAGGTTCATTTGGTGGTATTACAGTTGAATATACCTTCAGTACTAGCACAACTATGTCAGACCCAGGCGATAATTTTGCTCGTTTCAATAATGCTGCATTAACCGCAGCGACCAGTCTTGCATTAGACATTAACCCTTCTGATGGTAACTACGATGTCTCTAACTTCTTACAAACTATTGATGATTCAACATCTACTATTAAGGGTCACGTAAAAGTATCTAAGAAAAATAATACTTCTGTTTTTGCTCTTTATACAATTGCTAGTGTTGCTGATCAAACAGGTTGGTTTACTGTTGGCGTTGCTTATGTTTCTGGTAACGGAACCTTTAGCAATAACGATGAACTTCTATTTACATTTGCTCGTACTGGTGATGTCGGTGCTCAAGGAACCCAGGGAACAACTGGTTCTCAAGGCGTACAAGGAACATTAGGTTCACAAGGAACTCAAGGTACCCTTGGATCTCAAGGTACTGTTGGATCTCAAGGAACTCAAGGTACTGTTGGTTCTCAAGGTACAGTTGGCTCACAAGGAACTGTTGGTAGCCAAGGTACTCTTGGTGCACAAGGTGCAGTTGGTTCACAAGGAACTGTAGGTGCACAGGGAACTCAAGGTACTGATGGAACTCAAGGTGTACAAGGAAGTGTTGGTACTCAAGGAACCCAAGGTACTGTTGGATCTCAAGGCGTACAGGGAACTGTAGGTTCACAGGGAACCCAAGGAACTCTTGGAGCACAGGGAACTGTTGGTAGCCAAGGTACACAAGGAACTCTAGGTACTCAAGGTTTACAAGGTAAAGAAGGTAACTTTGGCGGTGTAACTGTTGAATATGCATACAGTACAACCACCGCAATGTCAGACCCAGGTTCAACAAATATACGATTTAATAATGCATTTTTAGCATCTGCAACTCATCTTGTAATTGATGATGAAGATGTAAATGCAACAAACATCTCTTCATATTTAGCAACTATTGATGACTCTACATCAACAATTAAGGGTCACGTAAAAGTATCTAAGAAATCTAATGCGGCTGTATTTGCAATGTATGCAATCAACTCAATGGTTGATGACACAGGTTTCTTTAATTTAGATATTACATACTTATCTGGTGCTGGTTCTTTATCAAATACCGATGCAGTTCTTGTAACTTTTGCTCGTACTGGTGACGTTGGAGCCCAAGGTACTCAAGGTACACTCGGAGCCCAAGGCGTACAAGGTACAGTCGGATCTCAAGGAACCCAAGGAACTCTAGGAGCCCAAGGTACAACAGGCGCTCAAGGTACACAGGGCACAACAGGTACTCAGGGAACTGTTGGATCTCAGGGAACTCAAGGCGTACAAGGAACACTAGGAGCGCAGGGTACTCAAGGTACCCTTGGATCTCAAGGTACTGGTGGAATCCAAGGAACTGTCGGTTCACAGGGTACTGGTGGTACTCAAGGCGTACAAGGTACTTTAGGTACTCAAGGTGCTACTGGTGCTCAAGGCACACAGGGAACTCTTGGTGCACAGGGCGTACAAGGAACTCTTGGAGCCCAAGGTACAACTGGTGCTCAAGGCACACAGGGAACTCTTGGTGCTCAAGGTGTTCAAGGAACACTAGGTGCTCAAGGTGTTCAAGGACAATCTGATCGCTACAAGACAACCTCTACAACTACACGTTCAATTGCAGTAGCAAACAACGTAAGTTTTGTACTGGTTGATCCAAATCTTTCATACTCAGTAGGTCAAGACGTAGTAGTTGCTTACGATGTAAACAACAACATGTCTGCAACTGTAGTAAGTTACACAGCAAACACTGACACACTCGTCGTAAACGTTAATGACGTTAGAGGTTCAGGAACATACTCTGCATGGTCAATTAACCTAGACGGTGCTACTGGTGTACAGGGTACAACTGGTGCACAAGGTACTCAAGGTACATTAGGTACTCAAGGAACCCAGGGAACTCTTGGTGCTCAAGGTACACAAGGAACTGTAGGTTCACAAGGAACCCAAGGAACTCTTGGTGCTCAAGGTACACAAGGAACTCTTGGAACTCAAGGTACCTCTGGTCAACTTGGAACTTACGCAGAGACTATTACTCCAGTATCTCCATATTCAGCAACAACCTTTACAATTACACACAGTCTTGGAACACGAGATGTGTTAGTAACTGTTCAAGACGCTACCTACAACGAAGTAGTTACTGATGTAGTTGCATCAACTACATCTGCTGTAACTATCGGATTTGCAGTTGCTCCTGTTTCAGGTGAAACATACAGGGTAGTAGTTAAGGCTTAATACGTGAGTAAAAAAGCACTCGTACCATTAAACCTGTTTGCAGGAGGTTCAACACCTACTGGTAGATATGTTGGAGATGCTTATTTTGATACATCTTTAGGACGTCTAAAGATTTATAACGGCTCTGTTTGGCTTGAATTTCTTCCTACAAGTCAAACAGAGGAAATTCTGTATATTGATGGTGGCTTATATAGCACAGCATCTTATGGAGCAACCTCTGACGGGGGTTATCCAGACTCAGATTACACCTCTGAATATGATGGTGGTGGAGTATGGAGCACTGCTTTATATCCAGATGGTCCACCAATTGATTTTTATGATGGTGGAATTTTTTCTACAGTTTATACCGCAAGTTTAGATGCTGGAGCCTACAATACTGTTTATACTGAAACAGGAATTGATGCAGGAGTTGTACAACAACCGTAAAAAGTTGCAAGTTAAAGATCTAGGAGATCATCAATGTCAACACTAAGAATTCAATCTCGCAGAGGCACAGCAGCACAGTGGACTTCTGCAAATCCAATCCTGTTTTCTGGTGAATCTGGATTTGAAACTGACACAGGTAAATTTAAAATTGGTGATGGTACAACTGCTTGGACTTCTCTTAATTATCAAAATATTAGTGGTGCTCAAGGAACCGCTGGTACACAAGGAACTTTAGGTACAACTGGTAGCCAGGGAACCCAGGGAACACAGGGTACTCAAGGTACTCAAGGTACTCAAGGTACTCAAGGTTCTCAAGGCATTGTTGGTAGCCAAGGAACAACTGGTACTCAAGGAACTTTAGGTACTCAAGGAACTGTTGGTGCTCAAGGTGCTGTTGGTAGCCAAGGAACTACTGGTACTCAAGGAACTTTAGGTACTCAAGGTACACTCGGTTCTCAAGGTACTACAGGTGCTGGTACACAGGGTACACAAGGTACTCAAGGAACTTTAGGTTCTCAAGGTGTACAAGGATCTGCAATTCAAGGTACGGCAGGAACTTCTCCTTCAGGAACAGCCTCAGTTTCAGATGTACTAATGCTTGGTGGAATGTAACTAAAGTAATTCTGTACTACCGTTATGAATTTGACTGTATTGCGCTGCCTCTAATAAAAACTTTATAGGTTTATACACCTGTGGTTTTACTGTATAGGTATTAAATTTTATTTGATTCTCTTCTTGTTTTATTCGAAAATTAAATATATACCAATCTATAGGGCAGTTAATTCCTTTAAATTCAACATCAGCAATAGTCTTTTCTGCACCCCGTCTACTAATTGCGTACCCAGCGCAAGACCACTGTTGATATGATTTACAAATATACTTTTCATTTAAGTCATGCTCAGATTCATTATAAGCAAACAAAGAATCATCAGGAACAAAAAGTGAAAAGAAATCCCATATAGGCATAAGTTCATTCATGTACATCTTAGCAATAACTTTAAAATTCTTACTAATAACTATGTCGTCTTCAAAAATTATTAACACATCTTTATCAGATTCTAAAAACTTTTTATAAGCCAAGTAAGTACTTGCCCAAACTCCCACAACCCCAGAACTTGGTGGAAAAGTTTCCCCTGGCTTACAAAAGTCAGTAACTGTATTTACTTTAAATTTAGGTGTTTGATTAACAAATGCTTCAGCCTTATCAGCGGTATTTAAGTATATAGTAGGGGAGCCAAGACGAGGCAAAAAAGACATAGATTTTAAAATGCCCTCATAAGATTTGTTTCTTAATCTATTTCCAGTATCAATATGAAAGACTTCAAAGCAGGCGTTATCTAACACTTTTCAATCCATACCTGATAGCCAGATTCAATGATGTTATATTCACCCTTACAGACATTGAGGAAGCAGTCAACGCCCCTTTTAGGCTCTAGGTACTCCTTACCGCCGTAGTTCCATAGATAGTCATCAAATGCCATCACCCCACCTGATTCCAGGTGCCTGAAGCCATTTAAACCATCCATAGCGGTCTGTAGGGCGGTGTGGTCGCCATCTATGTATATGAAGTTATATGAACTAGCGTTACGAATAAAGAACTCATCACTGGTCATCTTGTGCTTTAAGATTCTTCCATCCTTTGGGAATCTTGAATCATAGTAAGCCTCTACTGAAACAAAATCCAAAGATTCATGGGCGGTCTCTTTACTGCCCTCCCACGTATCTACATCATCTAGGTATTCGATCTCTCGATTATTAAGGAGCCACTCGGTGGCGTCTCCTGTGTAGGTTCCAATTTGCAGTGCACGAAGTGGAACACTTGGCACATGTCTAAAGTACTTTTCTACATCTTTAAACCAATTAGGAAACATTAGTTAAACAACTTTAGGTTATTAAGACATCCATTTATGTACTCTTCAGTCATAGAGTAATCATCTAGTAGGTGCTGGAATAAGGCTTTACTTTCATCTCTGCGTCCAACCCACCAACTAGCAACAGCCTTTTCAAACAGTAAGCAGTATGTGCCGTTGTATTCAACGTACCCTGGAAGTGGTTGATTGTGAGCATTAGTTGCAAATAATAAACCTAACTCTGCATATGTAAAGCACTCTTGATACTCTCTGTTGCGCTCTTTAATTCTAGACAATAAAAAGTAAGCCTCTGGTCTATTTGGTAAATAGGCAATGGCCTGCATAATGTTGTTGTATACAGTTTTATTTCTGTCTCCTTGGGCACCCCAACACAGGGCCATCTTTAATAACGAGGTATATGTAATTAGTGGTTGAGTCTTGTACCCGTATTCAGCCGCTCTTAAATAAAACCCTGCAGCAGATGCATACTGCAACTGCTCTTCATAAGCAGCAGCCAGGTTAAAGTTAATCTCGGCATCAAAAGGATTTTCAGCCAGTTTTAAGGCTACATCTTTAATTTCCATAAGACATGGACTCCGTAATCATTTCATTAATAACCTTCTTAGGAACTTCAAGAAGGAAAGCACAATTATCTTGAACTCCAAAAGTTAATACTAACTTTCCTTTTATAAGAGTAGCCCCTACACAGAACTCAATTGGTGTATCTAAAAAAGAAAAGGGGGATGTAATACCTACAAAGTTAAATTCTTTATCCCAGACAATCATGCGATGTCTGTATACGGAATCTTTTTGATTTAAATAATTTTTCCAAAGTGCAACCTCATGAGTAAAGGCAATGTAGTAATCTCCCCAAGCAATTACATTTGTACCACCACGTTGATCAGGAGAAATCGGCGGAGTTTCTTTTACCAGTACCTGCTCACACTCAGACTTATCAGGATTAGCCTTAACAATCTCAGTAGGCATAGCCCATTTAACAAAGTGATAAGGCATGTCAAGGATAGGCATCCAATTCTTTTCACAGTAGGAGTTAACATCCACAGGAGGCGGGATACGAACTCTTTGTACCTCTGTGGCTGTCCAATTCTCTTTATCTAATTCGATCTTGGAGTACTCCATGCGACCCTGCCCATTGGTCGTGGTATCTCGACGCACACCAATCAGGTAGTAGTTACCATCCCACTGCGTGATGCGTACATCCTCCTCGCCAACAAACTCCCAGATAGATGGAACATCTAACTTTGAGTAATCAACTTTTGTAAAATTAATTAGATTGTAATCCTTGTCAAGACGGCCTAGGTAGTTGGTCGTAACTAGCCGTTGGTCTTTTTCAGGATGTAGATAGGAGAGTGGTCCCCAAGGACTAAAAAAACGTTGATCTTTTTCTGAATGATATAGGGTGTAATTTACATGACGAATATTTACTAAGATATCGCCATCATCATCAACAAAAATAGATGGATTCATTAAGCCCATACCAGCGGTGGTTGAGTGGGGTAAAATTAGAGGCATTAATTTGCCCCCTTGGAAAACCGATTTTTGCACCAAATTCATAGGGACACTTTAGCCCACATAAGCAGCCCGTACCAATTAACCTTTACTTGTTTACCAGTACAAGTAAAATTTTATTAGGTACCTTACTAGTACCTTTACTTAAGGAGTCACATGGCAACAACATATAAGGTATTAGGGCAATCTAATCCCTCAGCAACAACAGCAACAACTCTATATACAGTACCCTCCGCTACTTCAACGGTAGTATCCACAATCACGGTATGTAATCAAGCAGCCTCTGCTGCTACTTTTCGGGTTGCTGTAAGACCTGCTGGTGCAACACTTGCAGCACAGCACTACGTTTCTTATGATGCAACTGTGGCTGCAAATGATACGACAGCCCTTACATTAGGTATTACTCTTGCTACTACCGACGTAGTAACCGTGTATGCATCAACTGCAACTGTTTCATTTTCAGCATTTGGAAGCGAGATTGCATAATGGCTATATCTAAACTTAATGTTGTTACTGCAGGACCCAACGCAAGTTCTGTTACAGTACCTGCGGCAAACACAAACTATTCCGCAACAGTGGCTTTAACTGCTGCTGTTTATACTGTTACTTGCGCTACTACGGTACTAGCAAGAGTTGCATTTATGTCAAGTGAAACAACAGTAGTTGCTACAGCAGAAACTGCTTCTGGAACTGTAGCCGTAAATATTCCTTCTGCTGTAAACCGTATAAAACTATGGACTGATGCTGGTACAAGTATTGTTGTTACAATTACATTAGTAGCGTCTGCTGTAGCACCCGTTGCTGTTAGTGGGACTCTGGATACAATTACATCTTCAACAACATATACAACAACATCAACCTCTGGTTACGCCTATGTTATGGCTGCTGGCGGTGGCGGTGGCGGTGGCGGTGGTGGTAACGGTGGCGGTGCTGGTGGCGGTAGCGGCGGTGCTGGAGCGTCACACATAGCACTTACAGGTTCCCTTCCAGTTACTATTGGTGCTAATGGTACTGGTGGACCTGGTGGAACAAATGGAACTGACGGAGGAACAACCACCTTTGGTGGAATTACTGCTACTGGTGGAAAATCCCCAACTAATGGCTCACTTGGTTATGGCGGTGGCGGTGCAGGTGGAACAGCAACTGGCGGTACTTGGAATGTTCCAGGAAATGCGGCGGCTTCATCACCTGGTTCAGTAAGTGGCACGTCTGGTGGCAGTAGTGTTACTGCTAACTCTGCAATCATTGCAGCAGGATATGCTCGTTCTAATGGTGGCACTGGTGGTTATTACCAGAGTGGATCTGGTAGTGCTGGACAAGGTGGAGTGGTCTATGTGTTACGTTATTAATTTTGATAAAATTAAAATAATTAATTTTTTTGTTCCTCATATGAAAGGGTATAAATAATGGCAACTTTTGCAGTAATTGAAAATGACGTTGTTACTAATACACTTGTTGCTGCATCTTTGACTATTGCTGAGACAATTACTGGTAAAACCTGTGTAGAATACACAGACGAACCAGCAGAACCTGGTGGTAAATATGTAGGTGGAGTCTTTATCCAACGTAAACCTTATCCTAGTTGGATAAGTCACAACGTATCTTATTGGAAGGCTCCAGTTGATTTACCAACTTTTGACCCAGAAAACCCAAAAAACTATGTTTGGGATGAGTCTGTTACAAATTGGGTAGAATCTCCTATAGTATAGATTACTAAAAAGGGGGAGCGTAATAAATACTAAGTCTAAAGAAAAAGTAGTTATTGGTTGGTGTGATAACGGTTTAGTAGATGGAACATTTGCTGCAGGATTAATCCAGGTAATACTTAATGCTAAAAATAACGGTATTAATATATTTGCTGCAATGAATGTTCAAGGCAATCAAATTGGTAAACAAAGACAGATATTATTTGATAATTGGGCAGATTCTACCGATATAGATTGGCTTTTGTGGATAGATTCAGATGTTTCATTATCTATAGATATAGTAAAAAAGTTATGGGATACAGCAGATAAAGATCTTAGACCTATAGTAAGTGGAATTTATTTTATTTCTAAGAGTACAGGTGACGTACTTATGCAACCTTTTCCAGCCATATTTAAAAACATTGACGAACACACCTTACAATACATACACCCTTTACCTGAAAATCAAGTAATAGAAGTTGATTCTGCAGGAATGGGGTTAGTACTTATGCATAGATCTATTGTGTCAAAATTAAGAACAAAATTTCCAAATCAATCAGTCTTTGCTGAAAAACCTGGTATTGGTAAAGACTTTGTTGGTGAAGACATTGCTTTTTTTAGAAAAGTAAAAGAGGCTGGAATACCAATACACGCTCATACTGGAGCCATAGCAAAACACATAAAACGGTTTCCATTAGATATGAATTATTATGTATCTTACTGGAATTCTTTAAAACCAGAATAATTAAGGCTGTAACTAATCGTACTTACCCTCACAATTAACCTATGCGTGGTTCTAAAGTCCAAGGACGATTTAAGATTGACTATGAAAACCTTTCTATTAATGAAGGCATAGTTGATGATCTTCGTGATCCTGTAGGCACAAAAGTTGACTGGTGGGTTTGGGATCAGGCGTATCTAGATGCAAATCCAACTGAAGTCTACGATGATATTTACGATACATCTAGTCAAGTAACTGGCAAGGGCCGTCGCTGGAAAGAACCTTTTGATATGCCAGTAATTATGGCGCAACAACTTCGTGGTACTAACATAATGAATGAACGAGGTTTTTACGTAGTAGATACTTTGCGCCTCGTAATTTCTGTTGCAGATATAAATCGTCTACTTCCAGCAATGGTAGGAGACCCAAGTACGCATATCAAGGACCGTGTTGTATTCCAGAATGAAGTATTTGTACCTACTCGTGTACTTCCTCGTGGACGTTATAAAGATAACTATGCAGTTGTTACAATTGATTGCAACTTAGTAAATGCAGAAGAACTTGTCAACGATCCTCAGTTTCAAGCCTACGCCAACTAGGAATACATATGGGAAATTTTGAAGAAAAATTAAACCCTTCGCTCTTTGAGTTTGATGATGTAGAATTAGAGGACTTCGACGAAGACCTGTTCGACGAAGACCTAGAAGAAGAGGACGACGATGGCAGCGAAGAAATCTAAGGGCAAGGTAGAGAAGGTAATGAAGGAGTACAAAGAAGGCAAACTTCATAGCGGATCTAAAAAGGGCCCAGTAGTTAAATCAAAGAAGCAAGCGGTTGCTATTGCAATGAGTGAATCAGGAATGTCTAAGAAGAGTAAGAAGAAGTAATGAAAGCACATCACTCAAAAATTGGAGCACGGGCTGGTAAATCGCCCCAGAAAAATATTCAAACTGGTCTTACCGAGAGTAAGTATGAGTCTGGTGGGGCAAAATTAAAAAAGAAAAAGGGCTCAATAATAAGGAGACCTAAAGCCAAAATCCGTTATCCACACAAGAAGTCGGTGGCCTAATGGCAGATAAAAAACCAGAGAAGCCAGTAACTCTTGGTATTAAAACTCCTGGAAAAAAGGCAAAAGTTACTCATAAAGTTTCCAAAAATAAAAAGGGCGACGTAGTTGTAGAACACACCAATACCAATCAAGGTAAGTGGGACAAGATTAACCTTACAAAAAAGGGTGGATCCACTACTGTAAAGCAGGGTGTCAAGGCTGTAAAGAGTTGGCACAAAAACAATCCTCATAGAAGTCAAGGACGATAATGGCAAAGACCGCAGCGTGGCAACGCAAAGAAGGTAAAAATCCAGAGGGTGGATTAAATGCAAAAGGTCGTGCATCATACAAGCGTGAAACTGGCGGAACATTAAAACCTCCAGTGTCTTCAAAAGAAGCCAAGAAGTCTCCTAAGAAAGCAGCACGTCGTAAATCATTTTGTGCAAGAATGGGCGGTATGCCTGGAGCAATGGAAAAGAACGGTAAGCCAACTCGTAAGGCACTAGCATTAAGAAAATGGGATTGCTGATGGCAAAATCAGATCCATGTTGGACAGGTTATACTCAGGTAGGAATGAAGATGAAGAACGGAAGAAAAGTTCCAAACTGCGTTCCTGAAAAAGGTGTTCCAAAATCAAAAAAACAAACTAAGCAGAAAGCGAGCAAGTAATGTGTAAATCATGTGGCGGGTGTAAGTGCAAATGCTCTGCTTGTACAGGAAAGAAAGGTAAATAATTATGTGCGTTGGATGCGGATGTTCTAAAGCAAAATGTAAAGGCAAGGCTTGTAAGTGCAAATGCAAGAAGTGTAAGTAACCATGTGTGCTACCTGTGGCTGTGGTCAACCAAAGAATAAGCATGGCATGAAGACTCTTGCTGCTGCTAATAAGAAGTTTGACAAGAAGAAGTCCCCTAAGAAGAAAAAGGATAAAAAGTGAAGAAATCATTAACCCCTAAGCAGAAGAAGATTGCTGGTGCTGCAAAGCCTGCTGACAAAATTACTGGCGCAGATTTTAAAGCGCTTAAGAAAAAGAAAAAAAAAGTAATTTAATGGCAAAGGTGTCAGATAAGAAGCAGGATGCAAAGGTCATGAAAGGTATGACTGCAGCAGAAAAGAAGAAGTTTGCCAAGGCTGATAAGGCTATGGATAAGAAGAAGCCATCTCGAACAGAAGATGAAAAGTTAGATAAGGCTTTAGCCAAAAAGATTAAAAAGAACTAGAGAGTTAGGCCCCGAAAGGGGCCTTTCTTCTTTATCATTGCTATATCAGAACACCGCTGCGGTGCCTGACTACAGTTCCCACTGGTTGCGATAAAGGGGTCTATATGGCATGGAAGCCTTGGTACATGGAAGTTGCTGAGATGAACAATCAGCATGAACGTGAAGAGTTTATAAAGGGTGTGTTTGGATTCCGCCCTAAAGAAAAACGTCCCGCTATCGCATCGCTTATTGCAGGTACAGCCGTAGCCTATTTGGCTGGTGCTGCTTACGTTGGAACAAAAGCGAAAGCGAAAGCGAAGAAAAAGAAGTGACTTACCTTTCTAAAATAAGGACTTCTTTAAACAAATCTAGTCTTGAAACTACACGCATGATGTCTGCACATCTTCGGGCTGAAACCCGTGCCTCTGGATGGCCTGAGCACATTGTTCGTGGGATGCACGTCTCTTATGATGACGGCGCCTTTTCAGTTCGTTCTCACCCAGATCATCGTGCTGAAGTTTTAAATTTAGAGTACGGCACTCCAGGTACTCAACCAACCGCTGCAATTCGTAGATATAGCAATAGAACAGCCGAAGCAGAAAAGTTTTTATTGGGTAGAACAGCGCAGCATTTAAAGGCTTCCTCATGAGTTTTTTATTAGAAGAGGATGAAGCACTTCGTAATCTCCTTAAAGAGATGACGGTTACAGATCAAAAGGCATCCTCTGCTGCTGCAAAAACAGTAACAAGGAAGGCACTTACTACGAACGTTGTAACTTTAACAACCTCTACTAACCATGAGTTTGAAGTGGGTGACACCATAACAGTTTCTGGTATAGGTACTCCTTTTAATGGTTCTTACTTAGTTACTGCGATTCCATCAGTAACTACCTTTAAGTATGCAAAGGTCAATGCAAACATTGTTAGTGTTGCTTCAGGTGGCACAGTAACTCCAGGTACTACTAGAAAAGTGGGAGTCTGGTTTGGACAACCTGATCAAGAAATTCGTAGTCAAAGTTATCCTTATATAACTATTGACATGATAGACATGGCTGAAGATTTTCAACGGTCAATGCGTGGTAAAGTAAAACCAGCCTACTTATCAAACCCAGATACAATTGATGGTACAACTGCCTTTAATACAACCACTAATAATTGGGAAATTGATTTTCCTGTTCCAGTAAATATTGACTATCAAATAACTACTTATGCTCGTCAACCCCGTCATGACCGAGAAATTTTGGCGCAGTTATTATTCACAAAGATTCCATTACGATTTGCTGTTTTAGAAACTGGTCCAAATACCAGTGCTGGAACAACACGTCGTTTGGATGTTTTAGATGTCGCTAAAAGAGACATTACAGAACAAGGAAAACGCTTATTTGTAAATGCAATAACGGTGCGTGTCTCTAGCGAGATTGCACCAGTACTTTATAATAAGTTCTACAAGGTTAGTACACTAAACGTAACAGGCACAACTGGCAGCGCCAAAATTGGTCGTGGTCAATTTACGCCAATCTCGTACACAACACAGGCACCATAAGGAAACCCCTACCCAACTAGCAAGGAGAAATCATGGCTTATAGCCGTCCAGGTGTTTACATTAGTGAACGCCTATTACCACCAGTAATTCCTAATGGAGTTACTGCAGATGCTGCTGGCGCAGTTGTTGCACCTTTTGCACAAGGCCCAGAAACAGTAACGCTTGTTTCATCTTGGTATGAATTTACCAAGTACTTTGGAGGTTACAACGCCTCTTATCCAGCCACCTTCCAGGTTGGCTCATTCTTTGCTAATGGTGGACGTGAACTTTATGTTCAACGTCTACTTGCGGCCAACGCTGTTGCTGCATCTAGAAGTTTAGTAGATTCAGGTAGCGTTGCACGAGTAACTGTTACATCTAAAAATGCTGGAACAGATGGAAATAATCTTCGTGTTGTTGTTACTGCTGGTGAAGTTGCTAGTACCTACACCCTAACTCTTTACAAAGAGTCTGGTGTAGCAAATGATATAACTGATGACATCCTTCTTGAACAATATTCAAATGTTGTTTTTAATGATGCTACATCTAGTGATTACGCTCCAACAGTAATTAACTTATTATCATCAAATATTACAGTTGCTGTTATCGCTGGGTATGCTGGTCAAGGTATTACAAGTGCTACCTATCCACTAACAGGTGGATCAAATGGTTCAGCAACAGCATCTACTGATTACACCAATTATAAGGCTGGTGGTTCTTCAGTCTTTGAACGGTTTACATCTTTTGATCGTCCATTAGTTGTTTTCATTCCTGACGCAAATGCATTAGCATCTGGAACAGTTGGGGTATTTGATGCCGCAACTTCTTGGGCAGAAAGCAATAATGGATTTGTAGTTCTTGGAACTGATCCTGATTTAACAGTAGCAAATGCGGTTACTTTTGCAGCAAGTCTTACTGATACAAGCAATGCTGCTGTTTACTATCCAAACGTTTATATATCTGATCCACTTGGACGTGGCACAGGATCTCTTCGTAAGATAGAGCCAGCAGGTGCTGTAGTTGGTTTATACCTATCCACTGATGCAAGCCGTGGCGTATTCAAAGCCCCAGCAGGTATTGGTTCAGCAATTCAAGGAATTGTTGCTGTAGAAAAAACATTTACGTCTACAGAACTTGACACAATGAATGCAAGCACATCTCCTGTAAATCCAATTCGTCAAATTCCTGGCGCTGGACTTTCAGTTATGGGTGCCCGCACATTGAAGCAAGATGGGACAGCAAACAAGTATGTAAACATGCGTCGTTCTTTAATTTACATTCGTAAGAATTTAAAAAATCTTACTGAGTTTGCAATATTTGAAAATAATGATGAACAATTGTGGTCACGTATTAATACTGCTCTTGGTTCATTCTTAAATGAATATCGTAACCAAGGCGGTCTTCGTGGTGCAATTGCTTCACAGGCTTACTTTGTTAAGTGTGATGCTGAAAACAACACAGCACAAACAATTGCAAATGGTGAAGTACACATTCAAGTTGGTGTTGCTCTTCAGTATCCAGCAGAGTTCATCGTCATCGACCTCAGCCAAAAGACGCTGAATTAATCCAAAGGAGAAATAAATAAATGCCTACAATCATTAATAATCGGTCATCATTAATTACCGATCCAATACGTAACTTTAGATTCTTAGTTACATTTAAAGCACTACCAACAGCAAGTACTGCCACAACCGCTGTGCAAACAGCCACTTTTGGTTTTACATCTGTATCAGGTATGGCTGTGACTACAGACTCTATCCCTTACCGTGAAGGCGGATACAACACCACCGTTCACCAAATTCCAGGACAAACTACATTTGCGCCAATTACTTTGCAACGTGGTGTGGTCCTAAACTCAAGTCAAAACTATGACTGGATGCGAAATATGTTTGCAACCGTTCAAGGTGGAGGCACTCGTTCTGCAACTCAGAACTTCCGCTGTGATCTAGAGATTGCAGTACTATCACATCCAATTCCTGGTTCTAATCCGTCGGATACAACTGCGGCACAAACAGACCATGTAGCAATGCGCTTTAATGTGTATAACTGCTGGCCAACTGCTGTGGCATACTCAGACTTAAACGCTGGTGATAACGCTCTATTTGTTGAGCAGATGACTCTAGTCCATGAGGGCTTTGATGTTAACTGGGCAGCAAACCTAACAACTTCAGCAGCAGCATTCCCAGCATAATCTAACAAAAGGATAACAATGACGAACACAATTAATGCAGCGGTTAATCCCGCATTAGCAAACAATCTGTTAAACAAGGCGCTAAATGAAACGCCAAAAGAAGTACTGCCTGAAATCAATTCACCTTTGGATACAACTGTAGATCTTCCTGGTGGCTTTATTACAGCCACTGGGGAGGTCATCAGAACTGCTGAAGTTCGTGAACTTACAGGTAGAGATGAAGAGGCTATTGCAAAAACAAGTAATATTGGAAAAGCCTTAATGATTATTTTGCAACGTGGAACAGTAAAAATTGGTGATGAAAAAGCAGATGAAAAGATGCTTGATCAATTATTAATTGGAGATCGAGATGCTCTCTTGCTTGGGATTTTAAGAGTTACTTTTGGTAACAAAGTTAAAATTCCAGTATTTGTAGATAATGAAGAAAAATTAGTAGAGGTTGATATAACTGCCGATATTAAAAATAAGATTCTTACTGATCCATTAAATGATCGTATGTTTACTGTCAAAGGTAAAAAGAGTCAATTTACTGTCCGTCTTCCAGATGGAATTGTTCAAAAGAAAATGATTGATAATATGGACAAAACATCTGCAGAATTAAGCACCATTGTACTAGAAGGAACAGTTACTCAAATTGATTCTGCTCCAGTGTATAGCGCCGCACAAGTTCAAGCACTCAGCGTTATTGATCGCAGAACAATTATTGAAGCAATTAATAAAAGAGCACCTGGTCCTCAATTTGAGGACGTGGTCGTTAAAGACCCAGAAACAGGAAGTGAGGTACTGGTTCCTATTAATTTAGGATCCTTATTTCAGTTCTAGTAATACGAGTTATGAACAACTATTCTATGAATGGTCGGCATTAACTCAAACGTATAAGGGATGGTCTCTAGAAGATATTAAAAAAATGTCTAAAAGAGAAAGATTTAATTGGTTAGAAGTTGCTAAGGCGAGAGTTGGAAGGAATTTAAATGGCTAGTAATGATCCATTGAAAGACCTTTCGGGTGCCACAAAAGGACTTAAATCAATAAACAAAGAGATAGATCATCTTGAACAAGCCTTAAAACGTGTAAAGGGTTTAGTTGGAGGAACTCTTTCAGGCGTTAAAAATGTTTTATCTTCTGGTGTTGGTCAAGGCACCAGTATGGGACTAGGCGTATCCAATGCCCAATTTAGTAATGGTGCTGGTGGTTCTGGTGGCAGTAACGTACAAATGCCGTGGCTGGTCTCCAAGATAGGATTATCAGGAACAGTTGGAGTACAGGCTGGTTTAGGAGTTGCATCTGCTGCATATGCTGGTCTTCCAGATATGTCAGCCGTCATGCCTCGTGCTGCTGGTTTTTACAATGCAACACGGCGTATGCCAGGAATGACTAGAAGTGCTTTAACTGCTGCATCCTTTAGTGCTATTGGTGGTGGTATTTCAGGACCTGGTGAAGATGTTGCAGCAGCCAACGTCCTTAGTCTTGGCTATGGATTAAGTGGTGGAGCAAATTTCTTGCAATCAATGCGAGAGGTAAAGGGTGCCGCACTTGGTTATAACATGCCAAACGCAACTGCAGCAATGGCTATTGGTGGATTGCACACAGGCGATATGAGTGCAAACCTTTATCAATACGGAATTAGTACTCTTGATGTAAAAACTGGTAAAGCCAAAACAATGGATGATATTGCAACACAGGTTTATCGTAAGGTATACGGAACCAAAAAGTTAACAGTGGCACAACAAGAGTTTTCTTTGCGTGAGGGTTCTTTAAATAGAGTTATGAATGATCTTGGGTTTAGTCAAGAAACTCAATCGTTAATGCGTCCTATGCTTTCACAAATTAGTCAAGGACAAAAACCAAGTTTATTAAATGAAACTGGAAAAAATAATCCAGCAGCAGATTTTTATAGACAACAAACAGCAAATGCAAAACTTACAGATACAGTAACAGATGACATGCTTGCGGGTTATAAAAAAGCAACTGATGCTGTTGTTATTTTTAATGCGGCATTAGAAAAAACTCCAAGTTACATTCTTCAACTTAAGGGTGCTATTGATGGTGTATCGGGTACACCCCTTGCTAGTTCAACAAACGAATTAGTTAATACTGCAAAAACCGTAGGCTTAACTGTCTTAGGTTATAAGGGACTTCAAAAATTAGGAATAGTTGGTAAAAGTGGAGGTGCAGCGGTAACTGCAACTGCTAAATCAGGCGCTGCAGCCCTTGCTAAAAAAGCAGGTCTTGCTGGGTTAACTTACTCTGGTCTTGAAGCAGCACAAAACCTTTTAAATAAATTACCAGTTTCAGATACAGTTCGTAAAGTTGGTAATCAGGCGTTTGATATAGGAGAGGGCGCTGCAACTGGTTTTGCTGGTGCTGGACCTGGAGGTGCAGTAGCAGGTGCTATTGCAGGCGCTACTATGGGTGCAGTAAATCCTGTAAAAGTTGGAAGTAAAGTTATAGATCAAAATAAATTACCATCTCCTATAGAGGGTAATGCTGGTGAAAAACAATTTGCAACCGATCTTCTTAAAAGAGTTGGTGCTCCATTAACCGCAGAAAATATTGCGGCACTTACAACCTGGATGAAGTTTGAAGGAGGAGGCGGAGGTAAAGCAACTGGTCTTGGAAAAAACTCTGCTAATTATAATCCATTAAACACAACTCAAAGAGCCCCTGGTTCTACTGCAATGAACTCTGTTGGAGTGCAGTCATACCTTTCAAAAGATCAAGGATTAGATGCAACAGTTAAGACACTTCAAAACGGTAACTACGGTGGAGTACTTTCGGCATTAAAAGAAGGAAAGAGTTCAACCGCTGTTTTAGCCGCTGTTGCTGCCTCTCCTTGGGGAACTTTCCAAGGCGCAAGAGATACTTCTGTAGCAAGTACGGGTGGTGGATCAAAGACTGTAAATATTAATCTTACAATTGCCAAAGCCTCTGAGGCTGAAGCCACTGCCTTTGCTAAAAGAATTAAAGAATTATTAATGCAAGATAAAGACCTAGCAGCGATGGGAAGTAAATAATGGCTGAAAATAGTGGACCAGGAAAATACTCAAGACCAGGATCTATATCTCTTGCGTTACCGTCTTTATATAAGACAGACAACGCAAAAAGTTTAGCATTAGCAAAAGAACAAGCCGCTGCTGCTGCATTAAAAGTTTCAACTCAACAAAAAATTTCTCAACAAATAGCACAGGCTAAAAAACAAGCAGCCAAAATAGTTAGTGATGCAAAAGCAAACGCTGCAACAATTAAAGCAAAAGCAAGTGCTGCAAGTGTAAATGGAAATGATGGACCACCACCTGCAAAGGGGGGGTACTATTACAATGCTCCGATGGTTAAGTATGCTTATTTCAATGCACTTAGTCCTCAAGAACAAACTGCAGGCGTAGCAGATGCTCCTGGAAACTTTGGTCAAGGAGAAGATGCCTGGTCAAATAACTTTGGTGCTAAAGGTGTTATTCAAATGGACAGAGCAACCGTTTCTAATTATGCAAATAATATTATTCAAGGGAATACCTACGATCCAAATCTTTATGGTTTTAAATTTTTATATAACCCCACAGAAGTTGCTATGGGTTGGGGAGTTGCAGAGGGGATGAACTGGGAAGGTATCAGAGCGGGCCTTGATGCTGGTGGTAATGCCTTTACTCAAGCACTACAAAATAGTCGTATATCGTTTTCTTTACTATTAAACAGAACATTAGATATGAATTATTTAGATTCAAATGGGTTAGTTCCAGGATTAACCAGTCCTTATCCAACTTGGGATATAGCACCAGGTCGAACTGCAAATGATGAATTAGCAGAAATTTATAAAAAAGGAACCATGTACGACATGGAGTATTTATTTAGAACAATTATGGGAGTAAACTCAACCTTTAACAGTGTGCTTTTACCTGGACGTACAGCAGACTTTGGTTGGTTACAGGGTATTGCAGTTCAATTGCATTTAGGTAGCAGCCTTAGATATCTAGTTCGTATAAGTTCCTTAGATGTAACTCATGCATTATTTAATGATCGAATGGTTCCTACTCTTTCTTATTTGAATGTTACTTGTGCTCGATTCAACGACGATTCTATGTCTAGATAAGGATACCAATGATCTTTTTAGATAGCAGATACGTAGACGGTACTCTTACCAAGACTTGGAATCCAAGAAAAGAACAATACGACCTTGTTGTTTTAAGAAACTGGTCTACCTATGTTCAGTCTTACTTCTATTACAACTGGGTAGAGACAGATCGTTTAGATAATTTAGCACTTAAATATTTAGGAAACCCATCTATGTGGTGGGAAATTATGGATATTAATCCTGAAATTTTAGATCCCTTTAGCATAACTCCAGGAACTCAATTAAGGATTCCAAATGCGTGACCCACATCTACAGGACAGACTTCGTAACTCTTTTAAAGTTTCATACCCAGACTTTCCTAGTTTAACTGGAGCGGTAAGGGCTGTAACTATTTATCAAGAAATGGGAAAGCACGATATCGTAGAACTACGGTATCCCTTATTTAACAGTGCTTATTTTGATGCAATAAAAACAGGTGTGCCAGTAGAGGTGACTTGGAAAAATGATAAAGTATCTGGAAGATTTACTGGCTATACCGTAAATGTGTCACACGTTGTTTCTCAACAATTTGATAGAAGTGTAAAAATTTTATGTGTAGGTGCTTCGTATCCTTTAAAAGAAGGTGCATCTAAAATTTGGGTAAATAAAACCGCCAGTGAAATTGCAACTGATATTGCTACAAAATTTAAATTAAATCCAAAAGTTACTCCAAGTGCGGTTAGGTTTACTCAACAGTCTCTGGCTGGCCAGTCTTACTGGGAAAAATTAAATGAACTTGCAGCACGTATTGGTTACGGCATACAAGTAGTTGGAACAGAACTTCATTTTCATCCCATAGATAAAATGATTGATCAGTTTATGACAACTATTCCAAGTATGGCATTTGCAGGTCCTTTAGAACATCCTTCAAGCAAGATGGTTGGCCCAACACTAGAATTCTTTGAACCAAAAATTGGTGATTTTTTAGAATCAAATGATTACGCAAGAACAGCCCCTGTGGTAAGCGGTGTAGATCCAGTAACTGGAAAAACGTATTCAGTTAAATCTTCGGCAAATACGGTTGGAAAAAAATTAAGGAAGATAACAAAAGACCCACTTTTTTCTAATATAGAAACACGTACTGTTATTGAAAGCGGTGCTATGGCTAAATCGTTAGCCGATGCAAGAGCCCAACTTGGACGTTTTGGAATTTCAGCCACTGGTGTTGGGCAAGGTGACCCACGAATTGCTCCTTGGAGAACTATAGAAGTTTCTGGAACTGGAGCACAAAGTGACGGCTTTTGGGTTGTAGCAAAAGTTCAACACGTTATGGTGGGAGATGGACGATATGAGGTGGAATTTACTTGTTTAGCAGATGGCACAGGTAGTAATAAATCAACTGCCTTTAGACCTTCCTCTGCAGGAACGGTTCCTACAAGAAATATAAAACATGAGGTATCTACGAACAACACAGGAAAGCCAACATCTACTAAACTAAGTTCCGCTACAAAAATGATCAAACAAACAGGTGCTGGTTATAAGGTAACGCCTAGAAGATGGAGCGGTAAATAATGGCTGAAAAAGCATTGTCTCTTCCATTCTCAATTGATTCTTACGGGAACGTATCTTCAACATCAGATCAATCTAAAATATGGGCAGATAGGGTTAGGTCTGTTTTAGGAACGACTGTGCGTGAACGGGTAATGCGTTCAGGATTTGGAACCCTTATTCCTTTTTCTTTGTTTGATACAGAATCATCAGCAATGTCTCAAGTTAAAACTGAGGTAAATAAAGCGTTTATTACACAACTTGCTTTATTAAGACTTGATAAAACAACTGTAACTGTAGATGAATATACAAGAGTGTTAACAATTGAAGTTATATACGCATTGCCAAACAACGAAGTAGTAAGCACCGTCGTTGGTGTGGCCCTTATTGATGGTGCTAACCCAATCTATGAGGAGTTGCTATGAGCATAACCCCAGTATCAAGTATCCCAGTATCAATTGATTACACAGGAAGAGACTACTACTCCTTAAGAGAAGCATTGATTGCTAGAATTCAAGAACGAGTACCCGACTGGACAGCGGCTGATCCTGCTGATTTTGGTGTTGCCTTAGTTGAGGCTTTTGCTTATCTTGGTGATGTTGTTTCATATTATATTGATAGAACTGCCAATGAAGCCTTCTTACAGACAGCGGTTCAAAGAAATAGTCTTTTAAATATTGCTCAAACATTTGGGTATATACCCGCTGGTTACAGGCAAGCATCTTTAACACTAGTCTTTAGTAACTCGTCTGATGTTCAAGTAACAATTCCTGTTGGGTCAGTTATATCGGGAGACATTACAGTTGGAGACACAGTAGTAACGGTTTATTTTACAACTACTGAAGCAGCAGTTATTAATGCTATTTCTGGAGAGTCTCCAGGAACTGATTCTGTAACAGCAACTGAGGGTAGATCAGTGATACTTGTTGCAGAAGATGTAAACACCTATGGTGAATTAATTGGTACATCCAGCGGGACTCCAGATGCGTCATTTGAACTTGGGCAAACTCCTGTAGTTGATAACTCTATTGAAATTTATGTTCAAGATGGAGACGTGTATTCTAAATGGACACAGGTACAACATCTAATTGATTATGGTCCAACAGATCTTGTATACACCACCTTTACTGATGATAATGATGTTGTGTCTATTAGTTTTGGAGACGGGGTTTCTGGAGTAATACCAACAGCATATTCTGAAATTAGAGCAAAGTACACCATTGGTAGTGGAGCACTTGGAAATGTTTCTACAAATACAATAACAACTATTAATTCTGTTACTGGGTTATCTGAGGCTCAAGTTACTGCACTTCAAGCAGATGTAACTGTTACTAATTCAACCGTTGGTGTAGGAGGCGCAGATCCAGAAAGTAATGATCAAATACGGTTATCTGCACCAACAGCCTTAAAATCTGGAAATAGAGCGGTAACATTAAAAGATTTTGCGGATATAGCAGTTGCAGTATCTGGGGTTGGAAAAGCGAATGCTACTGCTAGTGTGTGGACATCTGTTACCTTGTATATAGCACCAAGTAGAACTGCGATTGATACTGACACTGCTCCTGGTTTAGATTCTAATGGGGCTGTAACAGCAGAGTTTGAAACTATAAAGGCACTTGTAGAAACAGCATTAACAGACAAGGTGTTAATTGGAACAAGTGTAACTGTTACAGAACCTACTTACGTTGATGTTATTCTTAATTTTCAATATGCAAAATTAACTCAATATACAACTGCTGAAGTACAGGCTAATCTTAAAAACGCATTATTAACTGGGTTTGGTTATAATGGGGTTAAATTTCAAGACACTATCTATCCACAAGATATTGAATTTGTTCTTCAACAGGCTTCTGGTGTTAAAACTGCAAAAGTTATATCCCTATATCGGTATGGTGCAGGTAGTGCTTTAACAACCTTGTCGGGTACTGCTGGTGAGATATTTAGATTTAGCGAAGCAAATTTAAGTATTAGTGAGGTCTAATGGATCCCGTAACACGTTATTACGGAATTTATCGTGGCGTTGTAAAAGATAATAACGATTCTAAAAAACAACGACGATTAAAAATATTAATTACTCAAATAACGGGTAATGAAGTAACTGATTGGGCTTGGCCTGTAGAACCTTCTAGTATAAGTACAGACGTCCCAGCAATTGGGCAGGGTGTCTGGGTTTTTTTTATAGGTGGCGATCTTGGGTATCCAGTTTGGTCTGGGGCATTTGGAAAAAACCAAGGTAAAAATAAAAAAATCTTTATTAAGTCATTGGCTAACACGGTATCTTTGACTGGATTAACTACACATGTAATTACAGTAAAGCAGTCTGATGGAACTACTGAAGTAGATTTAATATCTACTGTTGTTGCATTGGCTAACAAAGTTAAAAGTTTAGAAACTAGAATGACTACCGCTGAAGGAAAGATAACCACACTAGAAGGAAAAGTCTCTACTTTAGAAAGCACAGTAAGTACTTTAAAGTCTACTTTAGCAACAAGAACTACTGGTGGGCATACCCATACAACCAATGGGTAGGTAGTTAAGACAGTAAATAGGGAACAAACAAGAGAAAATAGACCGTTAGGTCTGAGAGGAAGTTAAGTGACAGCAGCATATCCAGCAACGGTAAAGTCCTTTGTTACAAAGGTAGACTTTACTGACACCGTGCTTGCCGAGCACGTTAATACCCTTCAAGAAGAAGTTAACTCTTTACAAGCCAATCTGGGAACTTATATTAAAACAGGTTCTGGTTGGGTTGGGGATGTTGATTTTGTAACTACCTCTTGGAACACCTTAAAAGATCGTCTTGCAAATATTGAATACGGTATTAAAGATGTGTATGACGATTACGTTTCTAAAGTTGGCGGAACTGTAATTGTTTCGGCAGCCAATGCAACTAAGAGCCTTGTTATAAGATCAAAGGCCAGTCAAACTGCAAATTTAATTGAATTTCAAACTTCAGCCTCTGCAGTTGTAACTAAAGTTCTTCCAGACGGAACCATACAAACAAGGGGCAAAGAATTAGTACCAGTAATATACGCAGCAACTCAACCAACTGGATCAGATTTTGCCGCTGGCACTATATGGGTTGATTCATCTGCTGACGTAGACGCAACAATTATTACAACTGGTGGATCATTAGTTGACACCCTAATGTTAATGGGAGGCTGATATGGCAAAGGCTTCGTATATCTGGACTGGAAGTGAATGGCTTCCTATTGCATCCGCATTTCCTACAGCACATCAAAGATCTATAAAAGATAGCGCTGCAACAACCTATACTCTTGGTGTAGATGACATTAGTAAAGCCATAGTATTTAGTAGTAGCAGTAGCATAACTTTAACAATACCACCAGAATCAACTTATCCTTTTGTTAATGGACAAACTTTTATTGTAATTCAAAAAGGAAGTGGTGCGGTAACGGTGGCTGCTGGTAGTGGTGTTACGCTTAGATCAAAATCTAGTTATGTTAAAACTGCTGGTCAGTATTCTGAGGTTAGATTAATAAAAATTGCAACAAATGAATGGTTGTTATCTGGCGATTTAAGTTCGTAAGGACGGTAACTTGTGGCTAAATATGGCGTAAATTTTTATGGAGCATCTACATACGGTGCTCTTGCAAAACTTGCTTACTCTGTTGAACCGATGTCTGCTTTGGCATTGGACTTTTCAAGAATATTAGTTGCTTGGCAAACTCCTCGTGGAACATTTACTCAGGTTCGGTTAGTAAGAAATCAAGCGGGTTACCCCGAGACATCTGAAGATGGGGTAATAATTTTTGACGAAAAAGCAACTGAGGGAAATGTTTCCCGTGCTTATTTTGTTGATGGAGAAACTAATCCTACAGATATACCTTTAGTTACAGGAAGACAAACGTACTACCGTTTTTTTATATTTACAGGTGAAAAAGTATGGAGAACTGCTGGTTCAATATCAACAGTTCTTCCAAAAAATCATGATGCTCAAAAAACTTTTATAAATACTTTACCTCGTGTATACACAAGTGCAGAACAGAGTCCGTTTGGAGCAGTAAATACTGCGTCTACTTTATATGACTTTCTAGACGGAATGTTATTTACTCAAGAAGAGTTCTTAACTAAATTAGATCTATTAAGGCCAAAGCATACTGGATTAGAAACTCCTATTGAATTAGTACCACTAGAAACTGCAAACTACGGCTTAACACAAGAACCCACACTTCCAACTAAAAATCAAAAAAGACTTGTGCGTGAAGCACTGTATATGTATTATAGAAAAGGAACTAAACTTGGTTTAGAAACTTACTGTGAATCTTTAACTGGATTTGCACCAACAGTAGTGGTGTCTCAAAATCGATTATTAACTGTTCAAGACTCGACCTTTTATAAAGGAATTGGAAATTGGGTAGCAAGCAATGCAACATTAACCTCAAGTACTGAACAGGTTCCTGATACTAATACTAATCAAATTGATACTGTTTATACTGGAAAAATTGTTGCAAGTAATTCTGGAAGTATGGTGCTTGGTGCTTCCAACATTATTACTAAAGGAGTACCTGTTAGCCCATCTACTCAATACACCGTGTCTTGTAAATTAAAGTGCCCAGCAAGTTCTGGTAATATAACTTTATCTGTCAGGTATTACGATAAATATGGAACTGCAACATCGTCTGCAAAGACTGCGTCAGCGGTTGCAGCAAACAACACTTGGAAATCATCAAGCATCACTTCTACATCAGATGCTACTTCAGTATATGCAATTATAACAATTGCGTACAGTGCTGCTGGAACATATTACATTGATCAGGTATGTATGCAGACAGGAGCATCCGCAGTTTATGATGAGGCTCGTAGTATTGATATCTTTTTAAATCCAAAAAAATCTAACTTAATTAAAAATCCATCTTTTGAAACTAACGTAACAGACAGTTGGACAGCAACTGGTTCACCAACCATAACACAGGATGCTAATGTTTCTGATTTAGCATACTCTGGAATAAAGAGCGCTAAGGTAGTTGCTACGGGTGCTTGGACACTAAAGTCCAACACAATGCCAATTACAAGAGGTCTCTTTTATACAGCCTCTGGATTATTTAAGGCTACAACAAGTTTAACTGTAAGTTTAGTAGCAAGAAATAGCGGGGGAACTATAGTGGGGGTTAGTACTACGTCTGTTTTAGGAACTGCGGTTAACTGGTCAGAGTTTACATCCACAATTTTAACGGATGCAACCACATCCACAGCAAGCACTTATGAAATTGTTTTTTCAGGAGGTTCTGGCACATTTTATTTAGATTGCATACAGTTTGAAAAGAGTCCAACAGCAACAGATTACTTTGATGGTTCCTTGCCTTCAGATTTTGGAGCGGTATGGGAAGGCACCGCACACAACTCCTACTCTCATCTATACCCAACAAAACCACAGAAGATTCAACGTCTAGGTAAGACTTTAGTTGACTGGGTTCCTCAGAATACCTTTTGGCGCCTACGCACATACGGCGGAGTGGAGTACACGACCACGACGGTGTAGGATCCTGTCTATGACTATAGACATGGTTATATCCGTACTACTCACAGGAATGGCAGTTACTTATGTAATTGAATTCCTAGATTTATTTATTTCTGGCTTTATTACTAAGCCAACATTAAACAAATACTTTGCACTTCCTCTTAGTTTCTTGGGGCTTTGGTCACACTTAAGTGTGGAGACTGATTTTATAGTGCTAGTTCCGTCAGCAACATTTGTTTCATTAGCCATTGGCATGTATCTTAATCGTCCAGTAGTTGTAAAGGCACCTACTAGATTATCTCAAACTCTATAGGGGGCTAAGTGAATATTGCTGTTGTTTCTTTTGAAGACGTATGTGTTGATGATGGAGTAACTGCTCTTCTAAATAAATACGGCAAAGAAGTTACTGTATTTATTCCAGTAACGGGAAATGAAAATCATTTTGCAGAGAGTGTTATAAGCATATGTAAAGAGCATGGGGTAAAGACCACATGCTTTATAGCCAATGCAACAGACCTTGATCACATACTGGTCGATGCTGACGACATTGTTATAACCGATAATCCTGTAAAGGAAATGATTCGTCAAATAACTCTCAATGATGTCTTAGGCATTGTTTGGGATAACTCTCCCATGTCCCACTTTATCTTGAGCGCCGTGGAAGATTTCGGTATCGAGACGTGGGACATAACCGATGGACTTGATAAGATAGAAGTTGATTACACAGATGAACCAGTTGATATTATTCGGGAACGAATGATTGAGAGCATGAATGTCTTTGTGGAAAACATGGCTGACTACGTCATGACATCTGTTCTCGACGTACTATCTGATGAAGTGGCCAAACGCCTTTTGGAAGATGGGAAGGAAATAGATCCGTTTAAGGATAACGACCTGTGAAAATCCCTTCAGAGGCTTTTTTAGCCCCACTGACCGATTATCAGTTCCGACTGATGGTTGTAATCTGCCAGTTAGCAGGCTCCAAAGGTCGTTTTAAGACCTCCGTAGCGGAGTTGTGTAGACAGACTAACAAAAGTTCAGACCGAACCGTTAGAACAGCCCTCAAAGCCCTAGAGAAGCATGGGCTTATACTTCGAACACCGAACAAAAGGGCTAACGGATTTAAAGGAATGGACACTTACGAGGTGGTGTATAAAAATTACCGCACTGAGAATTACCGCACCTCACATGACTATAAGTCAGATAGCCAATCTACCATTAAGCCATTAGTACCTAATAGACAAATAAGTAATAAATTAAAAGATATTGAAACCAAAGGTTTCATGAGAGAGATACGAGTACCTATGAGAAAATGGGAAGATGATGGAAATGATCTGGCAGGCTTTGGACTCGTCGAACCGAAAGATGCGACACAGCCTAAGATCCGCAAATCCGATCCTAAGACTAGGGGACGACGACCAGAGCATGAGTGGACCCCGATGGATGTCGCTGCAGAGTTTTCTTTTTGTGTCGGCAGGAAATACCCCTTACTCCCTGGAACAGTTAGCGTCAAGCAACTCTCAGGAGCAATTGCCAAATTTAGAAAGCAGTACGACACCAACGCCCTAATTGAGTTAGAGTTGCTACGACTCTTCATGGCAGATGAACGAAACTTTAAAGACATTGGCAGTGAGGCTCCGCTTCTGTATAAGATGTACCTATCTTCATTTGGCAAGAAGATGAATCAAGCCAGAGAAAATCTTGGCTTAAATAAAATTAACGCCCCCATCAATACATCAGTTAAGATGGGGACACTACAAGCAAGTGATGGAAGAACTTTCCAGAATTCACTTTCTGGTAGAGCACAACTAGTAAGATACGAACAACGACTAAAGGAGAATGCAAATGGCTAAAAAGGTAGTAAAGACATTTACTGCAAATTTAAATAAGAACATTGAAAAGGGTGGCGCATGGATGGGCACTGTTAGCGTTACAACTAACGGCATTGATGGAACAGATGTATTAAATCTGGCGGCATGGTCAAATGCATCAGCAGGTAAGCGATGGGTCAAGAGCCAAGTGCAAGCACTTACATCCCGCAAGAGCGTAAAGATGATTGCAGGCGAAGGCAAAGACGCAAAGGGCAAGCCAACTTCATTTGTTGGTGTTGTAACTTTTAAATCTGAATAATGCTCGAGTTCAGTTTCTTCTGCCCAAGTTGTAAAGAGAAAGTTCAAGGAGTTGCAACTGAACGAGATAGTATGAGTTTGGATTTAAGGTGTTACTCTTGTAATACCGATTGGGAAAAAGTTGTAGTAGATAGAGGGGCAGATGAATAACAGATTAATTTATCCAACTAATAATAAAGCGCTTCGATTTTTTGGCGATGTAATGATAATGATTGGTTCCTGGATTCTGCATATAGGTATGCGATACGGCGGTATGTACGAGTACGAGTTTGAAGACGACGATGTATGACATTAATACGCTATCTGCTTTAAAGAAGCACTGGCTACTTCGTAACTCCAATATCCCACGTCGCTTCCTCGGCCTTGAGCCACAAGACCTTGTGGACAGAGCAGGATCATTCCCTGACGAGGTGACTACGTGGATAGATGACTGCGTGAGCGGTCAGGTCATAAAGCAGATTGGCAACATAGGAGTCAATGGCGTTGGCCTCCTGTTTGATGGCGGACCTGGAATTGGGAAGACAACCCATGCAGTAGTTGCTGCTATGGAGTTTGTACGTAGGCTTCCTAACAATGATGCCGATGCTGCAAAAGTTTTGGGCATGAGCGCTTCTGACTTTGGTATTGGTGCTAGACCGATTTACTACATGACATACCCAGAATTTTTATCAAAGAAAAAATCTACCTTTGATGCAGACTTTGATGATAAGAAACAGGCTGTGTATGAAATTGATGGATTTCACGGCAGATCTAAGTTTGATTGGTTAAATGTTCGCATTCTTGTAATTGATGACTTAGGAAAAGAATACGGTTCAAAGTACGATGACACCTCATTTGATGAGATACTCCGTCTTAGATACGACAAGGCTCTACCAACTATCGTTACCACGAATGTTGGGTTAGAGAATTGGGAAGCAGTGTACAAAGAAGCGATGGCAAGTTTTGCTCACGAAGCCTTTGTTAGAGTCCCAATAGTTGGAGCAGATTTACGAGCCGCACAATGAAGGGAATGAGCATGGAGAGCCCATGGAGGACTGTTCAACTGTTTATCTCTTCGCAGGCTGCAGGTGTCTTTGAAGTTGAAGTAGATACTAAGACTAAGCGCATCAGATGTAATTGCCCCGTCTGGAAAAAGACGCTTAACTGCAAACACATTAACTTTATAAATAACAAGATGCGTATGAACAATGGCAACTACTCGATCTTAGTTCCAAGTGAAGTGCCAGAGGAGTTGGCAATAGAAGCAAACGACGATCCAGCAAAATTTCGTGAGTTTGTTCTTAAGTATGCTAAAGTCGAGGTACTATGAAAAATGGAGACATATCAAACGTCTCCTCTCCGCAAGTCATTTGTGTAACAGATGTAGTAATTAACTTAGTCGAAGAAGTAACTGGAAAATTTTTTACAACAAAAGTTAAATATAAATTAGGAGACATACAGTTAGAGGGGGCGCATAGACTTTGGAAGTTATCTAATGACTACGGCATCTCCCTTGAGTTGGCTGGTTACGCAGACTTAGGTTGGAGTGACGAGTTACTAGAAAAAGCCTTTGAAAAATTAGAACGAGAAGTTGTTAATCCATTTAACTATTGGCAGTTATACGCTGATCCATCTGAGTTAGTAAGGAAACTTCCATACCGTGCTAATCTTCGAGGCATAGTAGATATACCAGGCAGGGTAGCAAGATACGGATCAGCAGGAGTAGAACTAAAGAACTTGTAAGAGGGGAGCAAAATGGCGGCGGATAACGAACACCGTTTAGTAAGTAAAGTAATACGAGACCGAGACATTATCCCTGCATTACAGCGGGGTGTAAATGATGCTTGGTTCTTAGATGATGATAATAAAAGAGTCTGGGCTTTTGTTCGCAAACATTACACAGATTACAACGAAGTTCCTACAGCAGTAACTGTTAAAGATCATTATCCAAACTTTAAAGTATTAGATGTAGAAGATACTGTTGATTACCTCTTAGACACAATGGTGGATTTCCGTCGTCGGTTACTTACTCGTCAAGGATTAGAAGCAGCCATTGGACAACTGCAAGACAATAACCATGACGCTGCTCTTCTTGCAATGGAAGCAACAATTGCAAGAGTTAATGAACAAGGCATTCTTGGAATTCACGAACTGGATTTAAGTAAGAATACAGAGGAGCGTTACAAAGAATATAAAGCATTACAAAACCAAGAGTTCTTAGGAATACCTACTGGCTTTACAAAGATTGATGAAGCAACTGCTGGGTTACAAGGCGGACAATTAATTACAATAATTGCTCCACCTAAAACAGGTAAATCTCAGATTGCTTTAAAGATGGCAATCAATGTTCATCAACAAGGGTACGTTCCAATGTTTCAATCCTTTGAAATGAATAATCACGAACAACAACAACGCCACGATGCTATGAGAGCAAACATATCTCATGGCCGTTTACGTAGGGGAAAATTATTACCACCAGAAGAAGATCGTTATGTAGATATATTAAACGCTATGGAAAAAGAACGCTCATTCCATTTAATTGACGCAGTCAATGGAATTACGGTCTCAGCATTAGCGGCAAAGATTGAGCAAACAAAACCAGACATAGTATTTGTTGATGGTGTTTATTTAATGCTTGATGAAATTAGTGGTGAGATGAATACTCCACAGGCTATTACAAACGTAACCCGTGCTTTAAAACGATTGGCACAAAAGATTAATAAACCAGTAATTATTACTACACAAACTTTGCTTTGGAAGATGCGTGCTGGAAAAGTTACCGCAGATTCTATTGGTTACTCCTCTTCATTCTTCCAAGATTCAGATGTAATCTTAGGTCTTGAACCAGTAGAAGAAGACGAAGACATTAGATTATTAAAAATTGTTGCAAGCCGTAACTGTGGCCCAAGTGAAACTGCTTTAACTTGGCGTTGGGAAACAGGTTGTTTTCACGATGAAGAACAGATGTTGAAATGTAGATTCTGCACCGATTGGAGCAGGGTGTGATAGATGTAGAACGTGTCTTACTGTCTTTAGAATTACAACTGTTTGCTCAACGTGGAGCAGAAGTAAATGGTCTCTGTCCTATGCATAAAGCCAGAACAGGAAAAGAAGATCACCACCCATCTTGGTGGATTAATTCCGAATCTGGTGCACACATATGTTTTTCTTGTGGGTATAAAGGAAATATTTATACATTAGTTTCTGACATAAAAGGAATTAATTATCATGATGCTCGTGATTATGTAAATGATAAAGAAGATATGCCAATAGATTCTTTAATGAAAAGAATTCAAGAACTTCCTCAATACGTGCAAGCAGATCCAGAACAAATACCTATGTCGGAGGCTCGACTTGCCGTGTATACCGACGCACCAGATATAGAATTAAAGAAAAGATTTTTAAAAAGAGAATCAGTAAATACTCACGGTGTTCGTTGGGATACAAAAAATGAATCTTGGATTTTACCAATTAGAGATCCAGATAATGCCTCTCTTTGGGGTTGGCAAGAAAAAGGGGCTCGTGGCAGGTTCTTCAAGAACCAACCAGCGGGAGTAAAAAAATCTAAAACTGTATTTGGAGTTCATATTATGGATTTGTCTAATGCTTTAATGATTGTTGAATCCCCATTAGATGCAGTCCGTCTTACAGGGTTGGGTCACAATGCCATCTCTACTTTTGGTGCAATCATAGGTGAAGATCAGGCAAAAATTATGAGACGTGTTTCTAAAGTTATAGCAGCATTTGATAATGATAAGGCTGGTCATACTGCCAATGAACAAATGCGAAGTTTTTCTCGAAAATATGGAATGGAACTTTCTTATTTTAATTACACGGGAATTGATGTTAAAGATGTTGGAGATATGGCCGAAGAAGAAATTGAACGAGGCATACAAACAGCACGAACATCTGTGTTAGGTAAAGCAGCATATCTATGATGGATCTGCGGGATAAAGATACGCCTTTAGAAGTGTGCATCTGCGGATCTACTTTGTGGAATGTAAAAGCAATGTTTGAAGATGGCGAAATTTCTTTATACATGTTAGATATGGAGTGTGCTTTGTGCGGTTCATTAGCAATCGCCCCAACGCCAATAGATAATGTTTAAAGGAATTTTAAAACCTTATCAGCCAGAGGCAGTAGACAAAATGATTGCTAGTAAACAGATGTTGGTTGCTTATGAAATGGGGTTAGGAAAAACTTGCATGACTATTGCAGCCTTAGAAAAATTAAAAGAAAATGGAGAATTAACAAAACCTATTTTAATAATTGCTTTATCTAGTTTAAAATATCAATGGGAAAAAGAAATTCAAAAGTTTTCTGACGCAAGAACAGTAGTTATAGACGGTTCAAAAAGTACTCGGTTAATTCGTTGGGATAGAGAACTTAGTGGAGTACGATCTGCAGATTATATTATTTGTAATTATGAAACAGTTGTTAATGATTGGGACTCTATTAAAGACGAAGACTGGGGAGCGGTTGTGTGCGATGAAGCCACAGCCATTAAAGGTTTTAGATCTAAACGTTCAAAGGCTGTTAAAAAATTATCAACAGATGTTCCTATTAGATTTGCCCTTACAGGTACTCCTATTGAGAATGGTAAGCCCGAAGAGTTATACAGCATTATGCAATTTGTAAATCCAAAATTACTTGGAAGATTTGATTTATTTGATCAAACTTTTATTGTAAGAAATCATTTTGGTGGTGTTCAAAGATACAGAAATCTACCTATATTTCATGAAAAAATGAAAACAATTTCCGTTAGGAAAGTACAGACAGACCCAGATGTGGCTCCTTACTTACCCGACACCATTCATTTAGATCCAATAAAAATCTTATTAGATACTAAAACATCATTACTTTATAACTTTATTGCTGATGAATTGAGTCAAGAATTATATGAGGCACAACAATTACTCGGTGCTAATTTTTCTTTGGTTGCTCATTACGGTCACGATAGTAAGGCTGGAAGTCAAGCAGACATGTTACGTGGATCTATTATGTCTAAAATAACTGCACTAAGAATGTTGTGCGATCACCCAGACTTGTTATTAAGTAGTGCTGCAAAATTTCAAAAACAAGAAGGAGATGGGAGTGCCTACATATACGGATTAAAAGAAAGAAATTTATTAAACGATTTAACTAAACACCCAAAGTTAGATATACTAAAAACGTATGTATTAGATCATTTAGAGACAGATCCAGATGCAAAGGTTGTTATTTTTACTTCCTATGTTGGTATGTTGTCTAAGATTCAGGACGCAGTTAGTGGAACTTTATATACTGGAAAGATGAATGCTAAAGAAAAAGAAGCAAGTAAAACAAAGTTTTTAACTGATCCAGAGTGTAGAGTATTTATTTCATCGGATGCTGGAGGTTATGGAGTTGATTTACCAGTAGCAAACTTATTAGTAAACTATGACTTACCTTGGTCCGCAGGATTAGCGGTACAAAGAAACGGTAGAATAAAACGTGCCTCCAGTAGGTGGCCTAGTATTGTAATTCAAGATTTAGTGGTAGAGAACTCCATTGAGGAACGTCAACACGAAATGCTACAACAAAAAAATGCTGTTGCAGACGCTGTAATGGATGGTACAGGCATCAATTCCAAGGGTGGAATTGACCTAACCGTAGGAAGCCTGATAGGTTTCCTACAGAAACAGAGACCTTGAGGGGGTTAACATGGCAAGAGTAAAAGAAGAACAATCACGAGTTGCTGGTCAAGACGATTTTGAGACACAGGCTCGCCAATATATATTTGTAAAAAAACAAGTAGACTTTTTTGAATCTGAATTAAAAAAATTAAAAGAACAAATATTTGAACACGTAGATACTTCTGGAGAAGTTGATGGCAGCGGTAATTTATTTGTTGAACTTCCTTCTGAAATTGAAGGGGTTAAAACAATTCAAAAGCAACGCCGAGTATCTCGTAAGATAAACCCAGAAATGGCAGACAACGTGATTATGTCTAAGGGTCTTGAAAGTGAGTTGTATAAAACTATTCAGATTATTGATGAAGATGCTTTGATGGCTGCTCTATATGAAGGAAAATTAACTGAAGAAGAAATAGAATTAATGTATCCAGAAAAAGTTGTTTGGGCTTTAATACTAAATAAGAACTAACTATGGCTGGATTACGTGGAAATGATGAGATAGAGGCAGCATTTGCTGACCTTGAATACATCCCTGGTTCTAAGAAGAAACGCAGAGAAATAGATCCAAAGGTTTCTCGCCGTAAAAGCGGTGAGAATAATGGTTGGGATTCAAACCCCATCATTAAAACATTAGCGGGTAAAGAAACTCAGGTATTCACTATCGGTGCATTAGCACAAGCGTTAGAGAAAACCATTGTCACAATCCGTTTATGGGAACGCAAGGGGTTTATTCCCCGTGCACCGTATAGGCTTAGGGCTAAGACTGTAAAAGGTCAAAAGACTGGTGGCAATAGGGTGTATACAAGAGAGTTAATTGAGTCTGCTGTTGAAGAATTCAACAAGCGTGGCTTGATAGGAACTGCTCGTGTAGAGTGGAACCAACACGAAGATCTAACCGATGCTTTAATAAAGCGTTGGAAAGAAACAATAAACCAAGAGAGCCAGTAGCGATTAATTTTGTACAGTGATACAAAGATCGTTCCGTGCCTCACTACCGAAAGAAGAAATAAATGCCAATAACAAAACCAACAGAGGCACATTCATCTACGGCTTCATCTATGTTAGATGAAGACAACGAGAATGCAATGCCTAAAGTAGGCACCACAGTTCAACAAGGCTGGGATGCTTTTGATTCACTTTTAAAGTCAGATAATCAAGGTGATTATCCAATTGACTTTAAATTCTCTGAGGAGCCAGTGCTTGTTAAGTTCCTTGAAGATCAACCATTTGCTTCATATGAACAACACTGGATTGAACGCCCAAAGGGTAAAAAATCTTTTGTTTGTCTAGGAACCAACTGTCCACTGTGCGATGTCTTAGGTGACAAACCTCGTGGAAAGTTTGCTTTTAATGTAGTTGTATTGACTGGTGAAGCACAAGGATTACAAATCTTAACTGCACCACCAACACTTGCTCGTTTGATTCGTAAGGCTCATGAAGATGAGCGCAAAGGACCTCTTTCAAAAGAGTTCTGGGAAGTTTCTCGCATGGGAACAGGACCTACAACGAACTTTACCCTCAACTTCGTTCGTGGTCGTGACCTTGTAGAGGAATGGAAGTTGAACGATGAACTCGTTCAAGAACTTGTAGCAGCCGCTGTTCCTTATACAGCAGAAGTAGTTCGAGAGACCCCTCGCTCCGAAATGCTAGAAGTTGCTCGTTCTGTAGCGTAATACGCTTCCACTGAGTAGGGGCCTGTTTATTTCCGTTTTCAGGTCCCTATTCTCTAACCGAAAAGAGGGATAATGAACATAGTTACAACAAAAGAACAACTAGAAGAATTAGTTGAGTTTTATTCAAACGTAAATGCATTTGCATTTGACGTTGAAACTGTGGGTGAAAATAGAATTCAACCCGTAGTTAATGATGTACTTTGGATTTCATTAGCAACTGAGGGTCGTAGTGATGTGATTCCTATGGGACATCCTAATGGAGAATTTTTACATTGGGATAAAGAGATGCTTCTTAGTGGTCAAAGAAAGTTTGCTGCAGGTAAGACATTAAAAGATGAAGACTATTCAAAAAATCAAGCCAAATGGAAACCAGTATTTAATTTACCACCAGAGCAGTTACTTCCTGGAGATGTTTTTAAAGCATTAAAACCGTTATTCTTTAGTGACAAATTAAAAATTGGTCACAATGTTAAGTTTGATTTAAAATCTATAGCAAAGTATTACAGAGGGGTAGTTCCATCTAAGCCTTTCTTTGACACACTTATGGCTGCATTTGTTATAGACAGTCGTAACCGTATAAGTTTAAATCTTGCTGCTTGTGCTGAAAGAGAACTAAGTGTTAAAGTTGAAAAAGGAGTTGGTGCAGAGGTTGAAGCCCACGCCTTTAGTGTTGTAGCAAAGTATGCTGGTATTGATGCAGAGGTTACCTGGAATCTTTATAAAACTTTTTATCCAAAATTACAAAATGGATTAAAAAAAGTTTGGGATTTAGAAATGGATGTGATTGCTGCTTTATGTGATATGGAATTAACTGGAACAACAATAGACGTTGCAGAACTTACTGATTTAAAGATAAGGTTAGAAAAAGATATAGATGATGCTAAAGCACGAGCATGGAAAATAACTGGCAAACCCTTTGCTATGAACTCTGTAAAAGAAAAACAAGAAGTATTGTTTTCTCCAAAACCAGAGGGTCGTGGAATTAAACCTAACTTAAAAGTAAAGATTGCTCTTACAGCAAGAGGCCAAGCCGTTGCAGCAACAGACCCCATTAATTTAACTATGTATCACTACTCTGTTTCCTCTGATGCTCTTGAATTTTATAGAGCAAAAGATGAATTAGTAGATGCAATTTTAGAATATCAAGACTTAAATAAGTTAATGACTACCTATGTAATGCCTTATCTAGGTGGAGAAGTTACCCGTACTACTATGGGTAAGGAAAAAGTTTTTGATAAAAAGAGTTTTTTAATTAATGGAAGAGTTCATACTAATTTTAAACCTCATGGAGCAGAGACTGGGAGATTTTCTAGTAGCGATCCAAACTTACAAAACATTCCCAGCGAAGGTGAGTATGGAAAGTTAATACGTAATTTGTTTATTGCACCCAAAGGTCACAAGTTAGTTGTTGCTGATTACTCTCAGATTGAACCTCGTATTATTGCTTCTTTTTCTAACGATCCTATTATGGTTAAAAACTATCTAGATGGAGAAGATATATACACCACTATTGGAAACACAATGGGAGTAGATAGAAAGGCTGGCAAAATTCTTGTTCTATCTATCGCATATGGTGTTGGTCCTGAAAAAATTGCTCAAAGTATTGGGTGTTCTGTCCCAGATGCTAAAGATTTACTAAATAGATTTTCTGAACAATTTAATACTATTGGGAAGTACAGAGCAAGAGTTATTAGACAATGCTTAGCAAAACGTCCAACCCCATACGTTACCACCCTTTATGGCAGAAAACGGTATCTTCCAGACCTTAAGAGCACAGATAAGGGGTTAAAGGCTAGAGCAGAAAGACAGGCTTTTAATACAATTATTCAAGGATCTGCTGCAGATTTAATGAAATATGCAATGGTAAGAGCACACTCCTGTTTTGTTAATGAACCAGGGGCTCAAGTAATTTTGACTGTACACGATGAATTGGTTACAGTTGCTCGTGAAGACATCGCAGAAGAGGTAGCCGAAGCAATTCGGGAATCAATGGAAGGTATAAAAGTTCCAGAGATTACAGTTCCTCTTATTGCAGATGTAAAAATTGTTAATAAGTGGGGAGAAGCAAAATGAGTACTGCAGATTGGTGGGCTAAACAACTTGGAGCACAACCGCAACCCTCACAACAAAGACCTGCTGATATTACAATGCCAGCATCACAACAGCCTATGACAAAATTTGAAACATCAGCACCACAACAACCTGTTACAAAAGCACAGAGCGTTAAACAAACGCAGTCTTGTCCAGATTGTGGTTCAACAAACTATATGTCTCCATCACAGAACGTTGGTCTTAGATGTTATGACTGTGGGTATCCCTTACAACAATCAGGAAGTAAATTTGGTTCTTTAACTGGTGCAAAAGTTGAGGGGTCTGTTAAACCATCACTTGGTAACGATACCAAAAGCAATTGGAATCCACAGGGAATTATTGGGAGAATTGATTAGTGAATGATGAAGCAAAAAAGATTGTCGCACAACTCAACAAGAAATTCGGCAATAATGTGGTTGTCCTTGCTTCTGATATTAGGAGCGACCTTATTCCTCGTATTACCTCTGGCAGCACTACGTTGGATTATGTCCTTGGAGGAGGATTCCCAGGAAACCAATGGAACGAATTAATTGGAGAGCCATCTCACGGTAAAACCGCCGTTGCTTTAAAAACTATTGCTGCAAATCAAGCCATCAATCCAGAGTATACAACTGTGTGGGTTGCTGCAGAACAATGGGTTCCAGATTATGCAGAGATGTGTGGAGTAGATACTAGCCGTGTTATTGTTATTGAAACCTCTACTATGGAAGAGGCTTATCAATCCGTAATTGAATTTGCTGAATCAAAGTCTGTGGATGCAATTGTTATTGATTCACTGCCAGCCCTGTCTCCCGCTCCAGAAATGGAAAAAGATATGAACGAGATGACTATTGGTAAAGGTGCATTACTTACAAATAAATTTTTTAGAGTAGTTGGTACCGCAATGAAACGAAGTCTTATTGAAGATGAAAGACCTGTTTTAGGTTTAATTATTAATCAGTATCGCATGAAGATCGGTGTCATGCATGGCGACCCAAGGACTACACCAGGTGGTGAAGGAAAGAACTACGCCTTCTTTACTCGGTGTGAAATTCGTAGAGATGAATGGATTGAAGTAGGTAGCGGCACTAACAAAGTACGTATAGGACAAAGAATTAAAGTAAGAACATTAAAAAATAAAACTGCACCACCACAAAGAGTTGCTTATTTTGATTTTTATTTTGCTAATGGTGGACTTTGTTTACCTGGCGAGTACGATTTTGCAAAAGAGATTGCCTCTCTTGCAGTTGTAAAAGATATTATTCAACGTAAAGGTGGGTGGTATTATTATGGAGAAAGAAAATGGCAAGGAATTGAACCAGTCATTGATAGTATCCGTGCAGAAATTGATCTCAAGGAAGAACTACAAAAGATTGTCCTTAATTCCTCCGATGTACCGATGGCTGGAGATTCTAACAATGATTGAAAATAAAAAGTTTATAGTTAATGATACTGATTGGGCACACACACTTGAAAAAGGTGTAGAAGATTACACCGACATGTTGTTTGAAGCCGTGTGGGAAGGAAGTGATGATGTAGTTCCAGAAACACTTTCTGGAGAATTATTCTGCGGTTGTAGTCAGTGCTTCTGGCGTGAAACATTTTTCTATCTTGTTCCTCATTTGCTGGAGGGCTATGAGAACGGCAAGATAGAACTTGAAGACTAAAGGACAAAAAGAATCTCAGAAGCACGAGAAAAGACTCGCTAAAAAAATTGGCGGTTCTCGTAACGCAGCATCTGGGGCTCTTTGGTCAAGAAAGGGTGATGTACGATCAGCCGACCTGCTGATTGAACATAAGTGGACTGGTAAAAAACAGACTACAATAAAATCCGATGTCTTAAAGAAAATAGTAAGAGAGGCAATACTTGATGGAAGAATGCCAGTACTCGGTATCCATCTTGATGGGAAGAATTACGTGATTCTTCTTGAAGACGACTTCATGGAAATGCGAGACAAGATCAAGGATGCCTAACACATGGACGAACCAGAATACTCCTGGAGATATAAAGCAAGATGCTCAGGTCAAGATACCGACATCTTCTACCCTCCTCGTGATAAAGAACAGTACAAAACAATTGCTGATCAAGCCAAGTCATTCTGTCTTGGTGATACAGGAAAGAACCACTGTCCAGTACGTGCCGAATGTTTATGGGACGCAGTCAAAAGAGATGAGCCACACGGGATCTGGGGTGGGTTAAGCCACAGAGAACGTAATGCCTTAATGCGAAAGTGGCAAAAGAGTTACAAAAAGAAACTGTCCCTAAAAGAATTTATTTTCAGTAAAGACAAGGAATACTAAATGGTACAGAAGACAGAGTTACAGAAGTTCTTAGATACCAAGAAGGCTGATACACGTCTTATAGGTGAGATAGAGCGTCACCTAATGAGACAACCAGAGTCAGACCGACGCACCGATGTACTGCACCCCTCAGAGATGATTAAGGGTGATTGGTGTCATAAGTATTCCTATTACCTATTAAAGGGTGGTAAATCAAAGAAAGAAAAACCTAACCTTCGTCTTCAGAATATCTTTGATGAGGGTCATTACATCCATGCCAAGTGGCAGAATCGATTATCAGATATGGGTGTGCTTTTTGGCCGTTGGGAGGGTCTAACTGGAAGTGGTTGGGATGTCTCTTCTAATGTAGATACAGATATACATGACTATCAAGAGGTACCCCTCGTTCATGAGCCACTTCGTATTCATGGTCACGCAGATGGTTGGGTTAAGGGATTGGGAGATGACTGCTTGATAGAAATTAAATCAATTGGTGCTGGCACTCTGCGGTTTGAGTCTCCAGAACTTTTGTACGAGGCCGATGGTGATGTAACTAAGGCGTGGAAGAATATCCGTCGTCCATTTCGTAGCCACTTACTTCAAGGGCAGATGTATTTGGAATTGGCTAAACGGCAATTTGGAGAAGAAGCCCCTGATGAAATAGTTTTTATTTATGAATTAAAAGCAGATCAAGATTACAAAGAGTTCACAGTTAAAGCGGACTATGAAATTGTTGAAAGAATCTTTTTGGCTGCTAAAAAAGTTGTTGATGCTGTTGAAGCAGGTGCAATGCCAGAGTGTAATATTTCACCTAAAGGATGTAAGTCCTGTTTTTCAGTAGGAGAGTAATGAACGAGATAGATGTGTTAATGAATAGGGGTCTTGCCCTTCCTAAACCACAGTACGAACAAGCAGTGCTACCCCCAGATATCACCGACCTTAGTAGCGAAGATTTGGCTGTGATGTTTACCACACTTACTGGATGGGCCGATTACTTTGCTTCACAGTTAGTGCAGGCTCAACTGCGTGAGCGTGAGGCTCAGAGAGCCTTAGACCTGGCTGAGAATAAGTTACTTATAACTAAAATGGGAACAGCCTCTAAAGGCTCAACGGTAAGTTTAGCCAAGGCTCAAATTGCAACCGATCCAGAAATTCTTAAATTAGGAGATACCAATGAGGAACGGTATGCTTATCGTAAGATCTTAGAGATGATGCTTTCAAATCAAGAACGAGACATCACTTTAGTTTCGAGGGAAATAACACGGAGAACAAACGAGTCCCGAATGGGACGGAGGGATACATTCATAACATGAAAAAAATAATCAATATCTTATTAGCCACACTTTTAGTAACTGGTGTGTCAACAATATCTGCACATGCAGATGAAAATCAAGCAACTTATGCTGTTGTTAATTCTGCTGGAGTTGTAACAAATATTATTGTTTGTGGTCCTGCAGTATGTGGACCTAATGGTTCTTGGAATGGGACAATGCCAAGTGATACACCTTGGGCTGGTCAAAAACTAGTACTTCAAGTTCCTGTAAATACAGTTACTGGACAAAGTCAGGGCGGTTATCTTGGTACTCCAAGTAATCCAGTTACCTATAATTCACAAACGCAGGTGTTTGCTCAAGGTTCCGCAAGTACACCCATGACAGTAACAAAAATTGAAACTGTTGATAATGCAACTGTTTTAGCAACAATTCAATCTAACACAGTTACATTTGGTCCTAATAACGTTGTAAATAATCAAATGCAATTTACTCCTGTAGTAACGCCAACTACTGGAGCAATCATCTCTGCAACTCAAACAACTGGTGAAACTCGTACAGTTACGAGTGAAACTGGGGTTGTAACAACTGAACTTGTTGTAACTACTGAAAACCAATCTTTTACAGCACCGCAAACTCGTGACCAAATTGCAGTGGCTGTACAAGAGAAGTCTTTACTGCAACGACGCTTAGACAGAATATACGTAATGCTTAGAGGTTGGGTTCTTGACTAATAATATGGATGAATCTGTTCTTGAAGAAGCACAGAGACTGATAACGGGTGATCGTAATAAGTCTTACGACCACCCGTTAGACAATTTTAATCGCATTGCTAAAGGTTGGGAAGTTATTTTTGGTACAGATGTAACAGAGGAACAAGTTGGATTAGCAATGGCTTGGGTAAAAATTTGTCGTGAAGTTTATCAACAAAAAAGAGACAACCTAGTTGATGGGGCGGGTTATCTAGGGACTGTGCAAATGGTCATAGATGAAAGAGAACGCCGTGCCAACAAAAGCGATTGATGGAAAGTTACCACAAAACTGTAGCGTAACAATAGGAATAGATCAATCACTGACTGGATTTGCTTTAACTGCACTTCAGTTTGATGATCCAACAAAATATATGACTTGGGTTTATAAATCCCCTTACTTTGGTATTGAAAGATTGGCTGATATTAGGCAATGGTTAATTGATCATTTTAATTATTTAAAAGAAAACAAAAACATAATTTTAGATTTGGCAATGGAAGGAACCGTACTCGCTAGTCATGCAGCCCTTGTTTTAGGAGAGTTATCGGCTGCAGTTAGATTAACTATCTTTGATTATTTTGAAGAAGGTGATCCTAGAAGATACCCCTTAAAAGTTCCTCCTATGACCCTTAAAAAATTTGCAGCAGGCAAAGGAAACGCCAAAAAACAAGAGATGTTGCTACAAATATACAAGCGATGGGGCATAGAGTTTAATGATGATAATGCTGCAGATTCTTACGCTCTTGCAAGGCTCTTAGGAAAAAACTTCTATAACGAGGTTGAGAAGGCAGTTGCCGAACAAATGAAAGATTCTAAATACAGAGACCAACCTCGTCTTTAGCCTTACCCTTTATGCTAGGAGCGGCACATCAACTCGAACCAAAGGACTAACAATTGAATACAGAATCCGTAGCACTTCCTGCTGAAGAACCCTTTTTAAGAGTAAGCGCAAGTTCAAATCCTCAGAGCGTTGCATCAGCAATAGCCCACGCAATTTATGATAAACACGAAGTTAAGTTACGTGCTGTCGGTGCTGGAGCGGTAAACCAAGCGGTTAAGGCAATTGCAATTTCTCGTGGCTATGTAGCCCCTAGAGGTTTAGATTTAACCTGTAAACCTGGATTTACAACCATTCAAAGCCGTGACGGAGAAATTTCCGCCATTGTATTCGCCATTACAGCAAGTTAAAAAAGACCTATCCTTAGACATACCGTAAGGAGTAACTATGGCAACTTGGACATCATTAGGTCACGCAATGCGTCGTCGCATGGGTGCACCTTCAAACCATCTAGAGTCAGCAGGTAAAAAAATGAGTAAAGAATTATCACCAGAACAGGTAGTTGCATCTGGAGCCCGTGCTTACATGGGTAGCGATGCTTATAAGTTTAACAATGCAAGTGGAACTCCTGCTGTTGGCAAACTAATGCCAAAAAAGAGTACACAAGCAGCAGATCCAACAATTAATAATAAAGCAAATCGTACAAACATTGAACGTGCTGGTGCTCAATATCGCATCACTGCAAAAATGCCAGCGCAAACTTCTCCAGAAGCAGGCGCAACAATGATGAATGCACGCACAATCCCCTCTGTTGTTGGACGTCAAAATCCTAACTTCCAAGGTGGAATGGGCGACTCTTACTAATATGCCATTGTCGAATTCACAATTCGGCGGTAGCAGTACGTACTCTTCAATGGCAGATACGCCAGATGTAGAAGCGCCGCTTTCATTAAGTTCAAAGACAATGGGTTCTACTGCGGCTGCAACTGCATGGAGAAATAGATCATTAAATAAAGGTAATCCATTATCTCTATCAAATAAAACAATGGGCACTACATTTAATTGGGATGATACTTCTGCTCCTTCATCAGTTCCTCAATCTGATAGAGGTGCTGGAAGAAATGCTTAGCAATGAACAATTTGCTGAATTAGCCAATAAAGGCGGAGCCAGTCGTAGTTTTTCTACATTTGAAACGCCAAAGGGTCCAGGAGTTATGGTTTCTATTCCTGGAAAAGAAAAAATTACAGACGCACCATTAACTTCAGATCAAGCAAATAGATTTAGAAAAGACCACGAAATATCTGCAACCAGTGATACCTATCAGGGTGCGTGGAAAAGTGGTAATAAAATTTTTCAAGATGTAAGTAAAAAACACACAAATCTTCCAGAGGCTCGTGCTGCTGGAGAAAAAAATAAACAAATTGCTGGTTATGATTTAGGTGGAACAGATAAACGTCGTATGGGTGGAGGAGACGTTTATTTTGGTCGTAAAGTTCCTGGTGTTGAATCTAATCCAGAGTTTGTAGCAAGTGCACATGCAACCAGTGAAGTAGAAAGAATGTCGCCAAAACCAAAGGCTCAAGAATTTGCAGAACAAGCACAGATAAGCCGTGGTGCTACATATAAAGGAAAAAAGATTTCGGTAAATGAAGTGTATGGAACAATTGCAAAAAACCGTAGAAACAGAGGCGTCTAATGGCTGGCGGTTATAATAACTTTTCACCGTCACAAAACTGGCAATCACTTGGTGGCGGAGGTCTTTACGGCTATAACAACCAGAGTGGTGCAGGAACCCCTATAGCACGTAGTGCAATTGATGAATCCCGTATGGGTATAGGTCGCATTCCTTCTGCAGAATATCCTGATGGTTATTTAGGAACAATCCGTTCTCGTCGTGATGATCGACTATTAGATTCAATTAAGAACCGTGTAAATCAAAAAGCATATCAGCGTGGTGTTCACAAAGGTGAACGCATTGAACCCTCTATGTATTACTGGCCAGAGGGTATGGATCCATTGATGGGCATTACTCGTCAAATGAAAGCCGTTCCAACAAACGATAATGGTGCAATAACTTATATGATTCCTAAAAACGCACCTCAGACTCAATTAACTCCTGCTCCACACCTAGTTAATGATGGTAAAGCAAATACTGTTGCTGATCAACCTGGACAAATTGATGCACGTCGTAAAGCAATGCTTGCTTACTTAAGACCAGCGTGGTCATAGAATGGCAAAATTTGGTGTAGATCCACATGGTCGTTGGGATAAAAACATTGCAGAATCTCAATTTAAAAGTCATGTAGACAATATTATAAATAAATACCGTGAAGCAACTCCAGCATTGCTTGAAGGGGGTCATCAATGGTATGCAAAAGCGCATGAAGAAGCAACCAAACTTGGTAAAGGTGATACAAAACGTGGCGCAGGAATTATTGCGGCATTATCCCCATTAAGTGATTGGGATAGAAATGTTAGAGAAGCAAAAGAGTTAGTAAAGACTGGCGATGTTAAGAGCGCTCTTCTTCCAGCAAATGTTGCAAAGGCTCAAAGAATTCATGCAGGAGAACCACCAGAAGAAGTACTTGGTGGTCACAAAGTAACTAACTTTTTTCAAAATATACATGACCCAAGTAACACCTCACCAGTTACAATTGATCGTCATGCTTATGATATTGCAATGGGTAGACCATTTGCTGGAACAGGAAGATCAAAAACTGCAGAAGATTTAAAAGTTCCAAGACAAACAGGAGTAATGTCTCAAGATTTAGGGTTAAGTTCAATGGGTCGATATCAACACTTTGTACATGCATATCAACATGCCGCTGGCGAATTAGGGGTTGATGTTCCAAATAAAGCACAAGCAACTTCTTGGGTAACTCATAGAGGGGCAATAGGATGACACAATCAGTTGATGGCGTGTATGACCACACCAAACCTTGGCGTGCTCCACTAAAACCTGATCAAGTAGCAAAACGGTATTCTTACAATGGTCCATGGGCATCAAACATGGAGAGATTAACTCAACAGGCTCTAATGGTTATGGCTATTCCTGGAAAAGATATTCAAGAGATGGTTAGACCACCACTACCTCAGATTCAATTATTTCCAGAAAGGTATGGCTACGGAGATCGCAGTCAACCTGGTATTGATGACATTGTAACTATCGACAGAAAGTATGCCGAACCAAGAGTATCCTGGTTCTCTGGCGGTGTTGCTGGTTATCAAGCAGCCGAACGAAACGCACTAGGGAGTAACTGATGCCAACTATAGTTCCTGATCGTGGTAATGATCCAAAACGTGTTCCTGGTTCATACATGAGTTTAGTTAATAAAGCAAAAAGTCAAACTCCACATACTCCTTTATATGGAAAAGCCTTAAAAACTTGGTCAAATGAAACTATTACTGGTGGAGAAAATCCAAAATGGAAATGCGACGCTTGTGGTAAAAAAGGCGCAAGTGATTACATGCCTGGTGGGCGTATGTGTAACGGCTGTGCAGATGAAAGAGGGTTTTAATGGACGACGGGGATGGAATGATAACAATGGAGTTACAAGCCAAACAGATTGCAGAGAATGTTATGAATTATAATGGTTCAGCACCATGCCCTACTTGTGGCGTTATCCTGAATCCAGTAGAGTTTATAGCAAATCGGGGTCACTGCATGTCCTGCTTAACTGACAGTAATTTACGAAAGATTAAGGGGAAAATGGCATGATGTTATTTAATGATCGTAGAAGAACTCGCATTCAGAGTGCTAAAGAACGACAAAGGGTACATAATTTAGTCAGGGACACAGGTGAATATATTTCTTCTCCAGAAGGAAAATTTCCTGCATCTCGCAAAGAGCAGTACTCTCAATCTGCTCAAGCGGTAGATACCGTAATTGAGGCAAACAGAAAGAAGAAGAAATAATGGCCGTTAACTCCTCTCGTTCAATGAATAAGTCACTTGATGAAGGTGCAACAGATGGAAAGTATCGTAAGGCTCGTCCTGATACTGAAGTAGGTCCAGAGTCATCTGGTACTGAAGCAAATCGTCAAACACTTCATCCCTTTTATGGTTATGGATTTCAAACCTCTGAATACCCAAATAAGGTAAACCCAGGTAAGTAATCGTGGCTAACACTGTTCCAGATCGTGCTAATGATTCTAAAAGAAAACCAAATAAAAATACGTCATGTTGGAATTGTGGAACTGAAGTAAACGAAGAAGAAGGCTACCATTTAGTTGGTGGTTCTCCTGTTTGCCCATCTTGCATGGAAGAACACGAAAGAGGTAAGTAGTAATGGAATTTAATGATCGTCGCAAGTACGTTGCTACACAACGTGATAAAGGCGTTCATGTTGAAGCAACTAATGACCGTAACGATGTTGGCGGGGCTATTTACCAAACTGATTCTAAAGAAAAAGCAATTAAGTTACATGCTGATCGTATAAAAGGAATGGCCTTTGCTCCACGAAATAAAAAACGGAGATCAAAAGGAAGGAACTACCTGTAATTATGGGAAGCACACAAGCAGAGGGCTACGCTGCACACGATAAACAGTTTAAACGCAATGGTAGTGCTGGTCTTCTTGCTCACTTGCAAGGTAATCATTATCCACCAGTTCCAGCGTCAATGCTTGGACCATCAAAACGTGCTATTAGTGCTGTAAATAAAGGTAAACATGATTCAAATATTAAACTTCCAGAAGGTATTTTGTATAAAGGTAAAAAATCTGCACCAGCATCTGCAATTGTTGAAGCACACCACCTACATGCGTGGTTAAACCCAGATCAATTTCAGGATTAGTTATGAATAAACCACAGAGACTTGATAAAACAACTAGAGCAAAAGCCCCAGACTTTATTTCAAGTAAAATGCCTTTTCAAGCATCAGCATTATCAGGTGTAGAAGGTACAACTGGTCCTGGTCTTATGTCAGATGATGAAACTCGTGAGTATCGCAAGTCAAATCCAACATACACAGTACGTTCTTATGGAACGCCAATCGCATGGCACGGAGATGCTGGTTGGCAGCAATCAACTACAAAGTATTCCTCTACCACTTCTCGCCATCAAAGCATTGTAAAGCGTGCATTAAATGATCATTTTCAAAGTGGTCATGACAATGCAAAGAATCCAGACTACGGCCTACCTCTTGGCGAAAAGTAAAAGCGGTGGGGGTCGTAATGACTCTCGTAAATGCGGTAAAGCAAACAAAAAACGCCCAAAGTCAAATGTAAACAAGGGTAAATCCTGTTGCGGATATTCATTTAACCGTACAGATCGTTTAGATCATAATCAAAGTCATCGTAAAATAGCCACAGCAGCCTAAATAGGCTAGGCTACACGGACTACCACAAGGAGCACTATGAGTAACATACCCATTCTTGGTGAAAAGAAAACAGATAATGAACCAATGTTTCGTTTGTTGTTTTGTCTTGTCTGTCAAACATTAGAAGAGTTACCACCATACGATGGTGTTCCAGAACAAGATTATTTATTGACTGTTGCTTGTGAGAACCACGTATTTCCTTCTGGTGAACCACACAAAGGTAAATTATTTGTATTACCTCTACGGGTTTGGGCTAAATCTGAATCTAAAAAAGAAATTATTCGCCAGATTAAAGGTGGAGGATCTGCTGGTTTAGCAGAGATTGATGATACCTTTTATGACTCACGTTCCATATTTATGGATGATGCAATGACTTGTTATAAACGTCATAACAAACCTGCCGATGGCTGCACTGACTGGCATGCCAGAGATAAGATGCTAGTTCCAAAAACTGTAAAAGAACGTGAAGCAGAAGGCATGGAAAAGTATGAAGAATCTCCAGGAGCAAAGACTTACTTATGTGATTTTTGTCCAGTAGCCATAGGTGTAGCAAAACGTAAACAACAATTGATGGGATTAAAATAGTGACTGATAATCAAATTAAAACAGCCTTTACTGTAGGAATTAGACTTGATGGAAGTATTTTTACCGAAATATTGGAAACAAATGATGTAATTACTCAAAAGGCAACTACTTTTGATATTTATCAAAGTTGTAAAGAAATAGTTTCTGACATTGATAGTCAATTACTTGCTGAAAGAGTAGCACGTACTGTAGTTGCTAGCCTACAACCAAGGGATAGCGCTACAGAACTTAAAGAAAAGTTGCTAAATGCACTAAGTGATAGAGGCATAGATACCCCACAATCCTAAATAGACATAGACTATGTCTATGAATCATTTAGGTGGATTAGAGAATTATGTGGGACCTCTCCAACTAGAGGGATTTGCCACATCCTATTTTTCTGCCCCAGAACAAGAGTTAGATCAACAACTCTTTACTAATACAACTTTAAAGGGTTGGGTTCGTAATGGTTTATTACAAAAACTTTATGACTTTTTAAATGCAGTTTATCGTCATCCTGACACTTGGACAGTTGTTTGGTTGGCTGGATCTGCAGTTTCTTTCCAATGGGCAGCAGACCGTGAGCCTGGTGACTTAGATGTTTTAATTGGAATTGATTATATACAGTTTAGAAAAGCCCACCCAGAATATTTAGGTTTATCGGATGTAGAAATTAGTAAAATGTTAAATGAAGATTTTAGAGAAAATCTTCAACCAGAAATGAAAGATTGGAATGGGTTTGAAGTTACTTTTTATGTAAATCCTGGTGCAACAGATATTAGAACTATTCAACCTTATGCTGCTTATGATTTAACTCATAATGAATGGACTGTTTTTCCAAAACATGAAGGAGCCCAAACTAATCCAGCATGGGAATCTGCAGCACAAAAAGATCGTTCAATGGCATCTGATATTGTAATGCGTTACTCACAAGCCCTAACTGAGTTACAAAATTCTAAAAATGATGCTGCTCGTCGTAATGCGGAATCTAAGTTACAGAGTGCATTAACTCAGGGATCAGCCCTCTTTGAAGATATACATCACTCTCGTAAGTATGCCTTTAGTAAAGAAGGTAAAGGTTATGATGATTTTTATAATTATAGATGGCAGGCTGGTAAAAAATATGGAACAGTTCCAACCCTACGAAAGATGGCAGAGTATTTGAAATCTTATAAAACAAAACAAGCAGATGAAACTTATGGAATTGACTTACCTGATACACAAACACTAATAAGAAGAGCGGCGACATACCGAGCAAAGGGATAAATGAATATACTTGTATCACTAGACGGCGTACTTAGTTCGGACACAGGAGAACCAATCCGAGCAGGAGTAATGCTTTATTATGCTTTAAATTTAAATAACAGAGTGGCTCTTGTGACCTCAAGGAAGACTGAGGATGCAGAGCATTGGCTTCAATCCCATGGAATCATCAACTATGATGATTTAATTGATTATTCTTTTAACCTTGAAGGTGAAGATTTAAAGAAACGTCAGTTTGTTATGAGCCGCAGTCGTGCTCCTATTGAGATGTATGTAGATGCTGATCCTGCTATGTGTGCGTGGGTATTTGAACAACAGGGTATCCCAGCCATTGTGTTTATGAATCCAGGGTATTTGGCTGTAGAACATCGTCCCGATGCTCCTAAAAAGGTAAGAACATGGAATCAAATTGAAGAATCAATAAATAGAGTTAATGTTGCTAGATCAAAGGACGCAGCCAACCCAAAGGAACTAGAGTTCTGGGATGACTAAACTTATATTTTCAGGTACTGAAGTTGGTTCCAATCGTACTTTGTTAGAAGGTATGAAAGTTGAGTCAATGGGACTCAACTATTGGGGTCTTAGAAAACGTGGATTACCAAAGACAAAGTTATGGCTTATAAGCGAACACTTTACTCCAGAGACTCAAGTGTATGTTGAATCAGGCGCTGCCCAAGCAGACAAGGCTGGTTTATCAAAAGATGAGTTACTTGATTTAGCCGCAGACTATCAAGAGTTCCTAGTTAATAACGCAGACAGAGCCACAGCATTTCAAGAGTTTGATTCTTTAATTTTAGGCTTAGACTGGGTAGAAAAACAACGCCCCTTTTTCAGTAACGATCCAAAACTATGGGTAGTATGGCATCAAGAATACGGATTACCAACATTGAAAGAGATGTCACAGACGTATGGCAATGTCCTACTTCCTCACGCTGAGATTGAAGAGATAACTAACTTGGCGGCGGTCACCAGGAGTTACTCAAAGGAGTTTGGAACTAAGTACCATGCCCTTGGATGTGCTAAGCCAGACAATCTGAGACAGATACCATTTGTCACTGCCAGCACATTGTCATGGCTATCGCCCATGAGAAGAGGAGAAACTATTATCTGGGATGGCACTAAGTTAGTGCGTTATCCAAAGAGAATGAAAGATCAAGCACGACCTAGATACAAGGCAATTGTGGAGAAGGCTGGACTAGACTATTTAGAGTTTGTACAAGATAGTGGAGTGGAATCAACTAAGGTTGCAGTCTGGTCATACAAGCGATTAGAGGAATCAATGGACAAGAAAAGCCCTAATTTTCACATCATAAACGGTGGTAAGGGAGAGAAGTTATCTGATAATAGCGATGAGTTGTTAACAGGTCTTATGGGATTTGAAACCCCGTCATCTGATAACAGTGCTGTAGAAGTGCGGAAAGTTTCTGCCAGTGAAGTTGTGCAAAGAGATCCATCAGAGATTCAAAACTTACCTGTCTTTGGGTATAAGATGAAGACAATAGTTGAAACTGATGAAGAAGGAAAGGATGTTCTTAAAGATGTTCCAATTATTAATAACCAGCACTCGTCACTTCGTCAATGCAATACCTGCTTTGTTGCCTCGAATTGTCCTGCTTTCAAACCTGACAATAGTTGTGCTTTCAACTTACCCGTTGAAGTAAAGACTAAAGATCAACTAAAGGCTTTACTTAACGCAATTATTGAAATGCAGGGCCAAAGAGTTGCTTTCATGCGTTTTGCAGAAGAAATGAATGGCGGATATGCTGATCCCAATGTATCTCAAGAAATTGATCGTTTGTTTAAACTTGTTGGTAATTTAAAAGAATTAGAAGAAAATCGAGAGTTTGTTCGTATTACCGCAGAGCGTCAAAGTTCTGGCGGAGTTCTTTCTGCCATCTTTGGAGATCGAGCACAAGCACTTCGTGAACTACCCGATACTCTTAAAGAAGATACAGTAACAAAAATTATTCAGCAATCAATAGAAGATTAGTTATCTGATAACAGCAGGTGGAGAGTAGTGGATCATAGTGGAGGCAACTTTACCCTTTATCCTTTCTATAAGTAGTAAAGAAAGTTAACACATATGTGATAGGTTAACACCCGTCACAATACGCATTCCCATTGAGGGGTATTTGCATTCAATCAAAGATGGTAGGGGTTTATGAGTCTTTTTTCTTTTAAGTTAGCCGAAGAATTTGTTACACCGTATAGAGCAAAGAAAGCGCCATTTGGTTATCAAGATGCAGCGGGAAATTCGGTAGGTGAAATTACTTTTCTTAGAACCTATTCACGACTTAAGCCAGATGGTACTAAAGAGACATGGGTAGACGTCTGCGAGAGAGTCATCAATGGAATGTACTCACTACAAAAAGATCACGCTAAAACTAATCGTCTTCCATGGTCAGATGCCAAGGCAGCCTCATCTGCTAAAGAGGCATTTGATCGTCTATGGAACTTGAAATGGTCACCACCTGGCCGTGGTCTATGGGTAATGGGAACTTCAATCGTTAACTCTCAGCGTAACTCAGCAGCCCTACAGAACTGTGCCTTTGTATCTACCGCATCCATGACTAAGACTGATCCAGCCAAGCCTTTTGCGTTTTTAATGGAGGCGAGTATGCTTGGGGTTGGAGTTGGATTCGACGATAGGGGCGCCGATAAAGACTTTACAATCTACGAACCGCAAGAGGGGGAACCATATGTCATTCCAGATACCAGAGAAGGCTGGGTCGAATCAACAGCAATCTTACTTAACGCTTACCTACGCCCAGATTCTAAGTCTCCTACCTTCGACTATTCGCTTATCCGTAATGCGGGCGAACCAATTAAAACTTTCGGAGGAACAGCAGCAGGTCCAGAACCGCTCATTAAGTTACATCATTACATCGATGGAATCTTCAAGCAACGTGCTGGTGAGAAACTTACCCGCACTGATATCGCTGATATTGGGAATCTCATTGGGGTTTGTGTTGTTTCTGGTAATGTTCGGCGGTCTGCTGAATTACTTATTGGTCGAATTGATGATCCTAATTTCTTAAATTTAAAAAATCCTGAAGCATTTCCAGAGCGTAACTCTTATGATCCAACAAAACCTGGTTGGGCATGGATGTCAAACAACTCTGTATCAGTTAATGTGGGAGATAACTTAGACACAATAATTGATGGTATTGCTCGTAATGGTGAGCCAGGAGTTGTCTGGATGGATATCTCTAGGAAGTATGGCCGACTGGCTGATCCTGAGAATAATAAAGACTGGCGCATTATGGGGTACAACCCGTGTGCTGAACAATCTTTAGAGTCATATGAATGCTGTACTTTGGTTGAAACCTATCTTAATCGTCACGAAGATATTGATGACTTTAAGAGAACTTTAAAGTTTGCTTACCTATATGCAAAGACTGTGACTCTGCTTCCTACTCACTGGGAAGAAACTAACGCAATTATGCAAAGAAATCGTCGCATTGGAACCTCTGTATCTGGTGTAGCAAACTTTGCCGATAACAAGGGTCTTCCAACTCTTCGTCTATGGATGGATGAAGGATATAAAGTTATTAAGAGTTACGACAATACTTACTCAGAGTGGCTAGGTATTCGTGAGTCTATAAAGATGACTACAGTTAAACCAAGTGGAACAGTTAGCATCTTGGCAGGTGAATCACCTGGAGTTCACTGGACTGTTGGTGGTGCCTACTTTAATCGTGCTATTCGTTTTGCTAACTCTGATCCAATGCTTCCTTTGTTTAAGTTGGCTAACTATCGAGTAGAACCAGCAAGTGAATCTCCTGATACAACTTCTGTTGTTTTCTTTCCAATTAAATCAAAGGCTAAACGTTCTGAAAAAGATGTAAGTATTTATGAAAAGATGGCACTTGCTGCTACTGCACAAAGATACTGGTCAGATAATTCTGTGTCTGTAACTATTTCTTTTGATCCAGAAACAGAGTCCTCGGCTATTGGTACGGCTTTGCATATGTACGATGGACAACTTAAAACTGTGTCTTTTTTACCTTCTGGTAATGCTACCTATCCTCAGATGCCTTACACTCAAATTACTGCTGAAGAGTATGAAGCAGAAGGAACTATGAAATTATTTCCTATTGATCTGTCTGGTGTTTACGCTGGTATGGCTGCTGATGCTATTGGTGAGGCTTACTGCACAACTGATGCTTGCGAAGTTAGGTTAATTAAAGACAATCAATAACCTTTTGGTATTGCTTTGCTTAAGCCTCACCTTTTGGTGGGGCTTCTGCTTTTACTTCTAGTTTGTCTACATAACTACCAATAGGTTCTGCGTGGCTATCGCAACAAACTGACCCATCTACCCATACATACCATTCAACTTTATTAGCACAGTCTTCTACATAACACTTCACTTTTCCACCTCTTTTGGTATGGCTTTGCTTTGCTTGGCTATGACTTTGCAATACGCTGTCTTGTGAATCTTTACTTTGTCTTCAATTTTTAATAGAGGTCTAATGTCTATATTGTGTTTAAGAACTACCTTTGTTATGGCTTGTTCACATGCAGGACAGACTAATACCAAACATTCTGTTGTTGTATAGTCTTTCCGCCAGCCTAAATGGATTAACTTATTCCAAAACAATTCTTCGGTATATGGAATAAAACTTAATTCTTCTTGATAATAATGTTTATACTGAGTTTGCTTGTGCTTTATATACCCCTGATTTAAGTCGTCATAGCGATCTACAAATTGTTTCCCATTCATATCCGCTCCTAACTAACTGACTAACTTCTCCTGGTTGCCAGGTAAGTTAGTTCTGAGATAGCCCCACCATTTCTGATGGGGCTTCTCCTATTGCTTTGCTTTACTACGCTTCTGCTATGGCTTTTGCTATTGCTTTGCTTTTACTACAAGGAACTGTTCCATTAACTGTTCAGTCTTTGGGGTAATTCCATGCCAAGCATTCCAATTTTTACCACCATTACTCATGTAATAAGTAATGGTCGCATTGACCACAGGGTTGAGCAGTTCGGCATTAGATTTTAATCCAAACTTATCTCTACGATCTTGACCTAACTCTCCAAGCATATTTATTTGAAACATGCCCCACGAGTTATCGCCTGTGTCTGTATTTCCATTGTGAGCGAGAGGTCGCCCATTACTTTCTTTCTTAGCGACTGCCCATGCTTCTTGAAGGTCTTGACCTTTGAAGCCTACGGCTTGTAGCAACTCGACCAATTCTATATCGGTCAAAGTATTAGCGTTCTGATACTTTTTCAAAGTTGCTTCTCTCTTTGTTTGTTGAACTAACTGGGCTTCGGCTTTAGTTGGCGCAAAGGCTATGGAAGTTCCAAATGCCATTAAACCAGTTGCTAGGATCAAAACGATCCCACCTACTCCTAGTGCTTTTAGTTTTGCTTTGGCTCGGCGGTTTTGCTCTGCCATTACCTTTGCTGATGCTTTTGCTATTGCTTTGGCATCTGCTTCGGCTCTGTTGATTATCTTGTTATTCATCATCACTCCAAATAGCCATTGGCACTTTCAGATGCCTTTGACTGGTGTGAACGAAGGCGGTGTAAATACCGCTCTGTCGTCTTGATCGATTGATGACCTAATCGCTCTTTTACTTCATGGACATCTACGCCGTTCTTTAATAACTGCGTAGCGTTGGCATGTCGTAAATCGTGAGTTCTAGGAAACCAGCCGATTGCGGACTTGGCTATTGCTTTGTTCCATGTTGTTCTCCATACATCACGAGGCATGTGGCTCATATTGTTGATGAAACTCCCTTGCTCTTGCTTCTGCTGATGCTTCTGCTTTGCCTTACGGCTTCGGCTTCCTACCTGCTTTGCTTCTGCTAGTGCTTCTGCTTGGGCTTTGGCTTTGCGGTAGTTTCCTACTGCTTGCCTACACCCTTCGCATCTACAACCCCCATGTGTATAGGAGTAGAGAGTTCCATGCTGGAACTGTTTTCCGCCCTTCTCGAATGGTCGAGGGGGCTTTGCGCCTTGTGAACCTTTAAGTTTACTCTCCGTTAATAGTATTGTTCTTGGGAACATCAGATCATCTTTTGCTATGCCTTTTGCTAGGACATACGCTTTTAATTGCTGTAATAGGGCTTTGCTTACTACTAAACTTCGCTTTTGCCCCGACTTCGTGGCATCTACCACTAGAAATCTCTCACCTTTGTTATACGCCTTGCCTAGATCACTAACTCGCCTTTGAATAAATATCTCGCCAGTTTTGAAATTAATGTCTTTTGCTCTTACTTCTGTGGCTTCCCCATAGCGACACCCACTTGCTACTAGGAACTGGGCAAATAGTTTAGTTCCGTTAGTTGGTAGGTGCTTCACTATCTCTTTGAACTCGTCAGGCTCTAATACATTGGAAATATCGGCATGATTAATTTTGATCTTAATTCCATGAGTAGGATTAATTTCCATTTTTCCAGCACTAACTAACTTAGAAAACATAGAGCCAAGAGAAGCCTTAACTTGATTGAGCGTTGCGGGCTTAACGCCACTTAATTTGAGATCATCAATTAACTTAACTAACTCTGAAGGCTTCAGGGAAGTTAGTTCCCGATCTCCTATAACTGGAATTACAAATCTAGTTAAGACCGATTTATAGCCCTTCTTTGTAATCGGCATGAGGTCAGATACCGCCAGCCATTGATCTACATAATCGCCTACCTTCAAATTAGCCCTTAAAGGGGGCATAGAGCCACACTTCTCCCCCTGTATGGCGTGATACATGGCTTCGGTTTCATTAGCCCATGTGCCAGCCGATACACGCCGATTTCCAAGCCTGTAATAGCCAGTAAATCTGCCGTTGCGCTCAATCACATACGCCATAATTCCCCCACGCTCTACTGGCGAGTAACCTACTGGTGGGTAATGTTACTCACCAGTAGGTTCTTAGTCAAAAAATAGCCCCTAGCCCAATTCGGATTAGGGGATTATCTATTAACTACATAAAGAATTAGGCGGTCAGGATTTGAACTAACTCGGTGGAACACCTGAGAAGTTAGTCAATGGGAAAGTCTGGGCGTGAACTAACTTTTCTGGATTTGAATAAAGTTAGTTCCTACCAACTGGCTCGGTATAAAAACTCTAACTGATCAGATTGTTCCAGCAAGGTAGTAATTAAATCAACTGTGTATTCCAGTTGGGAGTAGTAGTAATCACCAAGATCATCACTACCAAAGAAAAATCCAGCAGAAGGTTTAAGTGGATTTTCATAATTATCAACTGTAATTTTTTGATCTAAAGTATTTAAGTAATCACACAATAAATAAAAAACTTTATTGTTTTCAATCTGATATTGGCGATCAGGATTTGCCAAAGCCTTAACACAATCATTACGCAAAGTTTCTAATTGCTCTCTGCTTAGGTGTA